AGTCCTTTTCTTGATTACTTTATTAGTATAACCCATATTCTAGGGTTGTGACAATACCATGTGCCACTTCATCAATCGACACCTATCCACTTCTTGAATCCCCACCATGCTACTAATGGTACTATCAAACCCCACCAGTAATATAATGTCATTACCATAATTATACCCAATACTGTCCATACTGGTTCAGAACCACCAACACCCTGAATAATAGTGGAACCAAGAGTGGATCTACTATCTTTTAACTTAGGAACTACATGTAAATTAGAAGTACCATATCTAGCACTTGCTTCTGATAGTGCATCAGTTCTCTTATCAGTTAAACTTTCAAAGAGAGTGGATATTCTAGTTCCTGACTTAGTTGTGTGAAATAATTCCCAAAGCATAATTTACTCCAGATCTGGATATAAGAAGAGATCTCCTTGATTTCTCTTCTTGTGCATTTTCATTCTTTGATTATTGGTAAGAGTATCGACTCTCCACCCATAATCCCATCCACATACTACATTAGGCATGAGGTTCATGGCAATAGTAACCCGATCATCTTCACGATTTGTCTTATATCCATGAAGTACGGTTGAAGGGAACAATACTAGATCACCTTCATTTACTTGCATTTCGCCTTCCTGATTAAATTCTGTTTTCTGTTCAAATGGAATTGATATTGTAGGAGAAGTAGCAGTAGCACTGTTAATTGCTCCCATTGATTCTTTCCTTACAAAATATGTTGAAGAGTGAGCATCACTTTTACTTACATAATATACTCCAGAGATTAAAGAATTAACATGATTATGTGCATGTTGGTTTCCACCTCTCTCACAAATATTCACCCAACTATCTGTAGCAATCATTGTATCTTGTAAATAATGTCCCATTACATCTTTTACAAAGATTTCACCCTGTTCTTCTATCCAATATTTCAATCTTTCAAACTTCTCTTCATGTAATAATGAATAGTAGTCTAAATGGTACAAAAAATCGCCACTTTGATTTGTATGGGATGACCCAGACTTCATAGCGATTTCTTTTAAAACTAGCGATTTTATGTCTTTATGAAAAGGACATGAAACTACACCCAAAGGTGTGGGTAAAATAGGAAATACATCCATCAGTTCTTAACCTTTTCCAATCTTTTCTCATCCATGTGTTCCATAGGAAATGGAATAGTATTAAAACTAACAGTAAATCTATCTTGATTTGTATTATTAACTCTGCTACCATGTTCTAACCATGATGGAAAGATATAAAGATGATTACTCTTAATAGGTACATCAAACTCATACAATGTGTAGGGAGTTTGCTTCAAATGTGTTTCACACATTTTATAAGGAATTAATGGTGAGATCATATACAGGTTACCATGATCTCCTTCAGGCAAATCCCAATAGAATGCTCCACTAATTACACTACCTTCATGTCTATGTCTGTGAGTAAATCCACCTTTAGGAAGTATATTATACCACGAACCACTTAACATTGAAGGCCAGTACCCTGTCTTATCACCATAGTCATCAATACATTGTTGAAATGCAAATAACATGGGGTGAGCAACTTCATCCTGTAATGGATCCCATCCACCATGAGAACTCACACCATTAACTGCTAATGAGTGTGAGTTATTCTTACCATTATTCTTTATATGTTCTGTAAAATCTTTTAGATTTGGATGAGTAGATAAATCATACTCTTCCACCAGAGTTGGAAATACATTCATAACAATAGTCTATCTCTGTCTGTTCTTAATGTCAATAACATCAAGAGCATCTTTCATTCCAGAAGGAATATCTGTAATGGCATCTATTTGAATTTCTTCTTTATCACGATGCTTTAAATAATTCTGATCTGGTTTATTGTCTAGGTTCAAGATAATATTATCAATCTCCTTCACTAGATCCTTCATTGTTCTTTTCATTCTCTAATACTTGTAACATTTCCAAAGCACCTTGTACCTTAAGGAACTCTTCCTTCTTTAATTCAAACTGCTTTTGTAATTCCACAATCTCTTTTTGAAGGACTTCTGCTCTTTGTGCGAGAGACTCTTGATGATTTGCCATTGAATTGATGCAACATAATATCTATTATACCATATTTAGAGAACTAAATAAAGATGTGAAATAGTATCTTCCGTACATGACATCACTCCCTACTAATTATTCAGAAGAAGGTATGCTTAGAGATCTAGAGATCTCAAAGAATCCAGAAGCATACCTTGAGGTGGATGGGTTTAAATACTCCCAATACACTACAGAGAATGATGTACATCTGTACAAAAGTCTATCAACTGTTGGTGATTTCTATTGTAAGATATGGTTTAGAAAGGAAGAGTTTGATGAGGATAGAGATATTGGTGTAAGAAATGTCATATTAGTGGGTACAAATGATGATGACCCATTTATAGATGATAGTTTATTACTTAGTAGATATTTCAATGAAAATGGTACAGTATTTGTCAATGCAAAATTCAGAAGAGAATTAACTGACTTACCTTATGCCAACAGGGATCTCAAGGACTGTGTTAAGTTCCTTTCATCATGTATTGGTAAGTACAATGGTAGGAAGGATGAGATCAAACTTGTAGATAGGGATAATAACGAGGCAACATATACTATGGTATATGATGAAAATGATCTGTCAATGGCATGTTCTGATTCATCTGCACCACTAACATTAGAACAAACATATCCTAATACAATACCTGATGATGCTCCTATAAAGGCGTGGGGTAATAATGTATTAGGAGAACCAGTTCAAACCTTTGGAAGTACAAGTAAAAGTTATAATACAGTATTTGGTAGTGGTTCTATCTCTGTTAGTGCTTTGAAGAGTGCCTTTGGTTCTAATAGAAACAATATATCAAGTTACTATAGAGGCGGTGAGATAGCAAATATATCTCAGAATAATGGTGTTCCTACAAGTGGTCAAATAAGTTTCAGTAGTTTCCGTAATTCTTGCAATAAGATTGAAGCAAACTGTTCTGGTAACTGGAACCAGTTGAGTACATCAAGTATATTTGGTGGTGAATGGGGAGCAAAAATCAATAAGACTATTACATTGAGTGGTCATGCAGGTTCAAGAAGTCAGGGAAGTCCAGCAGTTACCATTAGTTCAGGAGCACAGGGAAATACTATAGTATTCCAAATAACAAGTGGAGGTCGTGCGTATGGTTGGGCAGGATCACCAGCAGGATATAACTTAAGTCAAGGACCCGTAGATGGTAGTGGTACTCTCAGTAGTGGGGGGCCTGGTGGAGTTTCTATGCACGTTGCAACTCCATGTCAAGGTGCAGGTGCATTAAGTTCCGCTGAAGGTGGCGGTGGTGGAGGAGGAAAAGGAGGAAAAGGCGGTCAAGGTGGTTGCGGTGGTCATGGCGGTGGTCGTAGATGCAACAGCACTTTCTGTTGGAGAAGAAAGAGACATTGTAACAATGATGGTGGAGCAGGTGGAGAAGGCGGACAAGGAGGAAGAGGTGCGTGGGGTCTAGGATACTCTTGGGATCCATCCGCAGGTTGGTGGGTTAATATTTCTGGAACTCATTTGACAGGAGCAGGTGGCGGTGCAGCAGGAGCAGCAGGTGGAACCAACGCAGGTCAGGGAGGAACAGGCGGTACTGGTGGAGGTGGTGGAAGTTACTCAGCAAGTGGTCAGAGTGGTCAGCAAGGACAAACTGGAGTAGGTGGCGGTGGTGACTATGATGGATGTGGATTCCCTTGCGGTCAAACTGGTGCTCAAGGACAAGGCGGTACATCAGGTGGTAGTGGTGCTACCAAATATACTACAAGTGGAAACGGATACTTATATTAAATTAGTAGGTTGTTGTCCCGTCTTGGAACCAGACAACCCGTAGAATAAATCAGTTTTCCATCCTTCTTTGGATGATGTAACCATTACATCGCCAAAGACTGCATCAACGTGTGTATTTGTATCCCATACTTCTAACTGTTCTCTCCACTCATCACTAATCCAATTATAATCTTTACTATCTGCCATAATTAAACGAACACCTTCCTTATATGAAGATTGTTTGCTATTAAAGGCACCAAAATTATCCATTGGATTAGTACCATGTGGTGCATCCAAACTATATGATGTACCCATTTCAAATCCAATCTCTTTCTTTAATCCTGTTGAATCAAACTCAACATTAGTTGTCAATATTGTATGAGTTGTTTCTACTTGCATTATACCCAATGTATTGAACATCTGTTCAGTATTCTTATAAGCATTACTATTCTTAGATCCACATACTTTATCAAGTATTCCATATACATCTTCAGGAATCCACGCAGCATCAGTCTTACTCAAACCTATTTTTATAGACTTATGTTTAGTACTTATCCATAAAGTATTAAAACTCCAGTCATGTCTATCTGTCTCTATGTTATCTACTGTATTAAAATATTCTCTCAATGACTGTGTATCTTGATTACCAGTAATATCAGAAGCAAGTTGGCATATTGCATCAATAGTTACTGATAATACTGGAGGTTCATCTGATAAATGTAATAACTCCCACTCAATATTACCATCAGCATCAAACCACAATCCTTTAGTGCCATCATTATATTTAAAGAGGGGACAATTTAATATAGTTCCATCTTGTAATTGGTACTGATCTATTGCTGTTGGACAATAGAATAGAAAAGCATACTTAGGACTATCTACTTCAACTCCATCCTTTATTGTTTTCTTAAAATATACACCAGCATCCCTACGTTTAGTCTTAGGTTGATCCCATGAAGATTCAAATAATGATGGGTTAGCATCAACAATCTTCCTGATATTTGTCACATCAGTATCATTCAACAACTTGGGTTGATTATTAACTGCTTTTGATATACTGTCAAAATCTACTGTCATTTCTTTAGATCCAAGGTTGTCCTTTTTGATATGATAACCATACAATAACAGAGTATCTTGTACCCTTAGTTACTGGTTTCACTTCATGTGGATATAATAAGTTACTTGGATATACATGTATAGAGTTACTATGTTTATCTAAGTTAGTATCACCCCAGAAGCAAATCTCACCACCTTCATAGTTATCATTAATATTATATGATGCAGTTACAGAACCAGCATCACCATCAGCATCCGTATGAATAGATAGGTATCCATTCTCAGGATATTTACATAACCAGTATCCTGAGTATTTATCATACTCTGGAGAATCTGGTGGATTAATCACAGAATAGTCTTTATATATCTTAGGCATAACTCTCATCATTGCTCTATGAATTAGACCATATATCTCACCATCATCCTCTGATAATAACTTATGTGACCTATATCCATGCAAATTATATAAATTATCCTCTCTACAATTATCATACTCAGGCCACTCATATGAGTCGCATAAGTCTAACAACTTTTTATGACTCTCTTGGGGTAAGACATCCTGATAATTAAATATATAATCAGTTAACTGGCGTGAAGACTTCATCATCTGGTGGGTTAATAAAATACTCCTGATTCACAAAACCAGAAATGCTAAATCTTGGTTCTTTTGGTTCATTAAACATATCATTTTTAATGATAGGGTGATGCCAAAGATAAGCAGGATATAATATCATTCTATTGTACTTCATAGGTACATGATGATACTCTTCATAAGCATCTTCAATAAATCCAGAGTCTAATGTAACCTCTTCTAGTCTCTTCTTCCTATCAAATTCATATCTCCATTCTTTAAGATTCCAATACTCTTCTGTTCTCTTATATGAATTATCAACATATTCCATATTAGTTTCACCAGTAGATTCATGTTTAAAGAATGAAGTACCACCAACACAATCTTCCTCTTTATTCAAATAAAGAACATAAGCAAACATTGCATTATCAATATGTGGTTGAGCACTAACTCTAGGACATTTCATCCCACCACGAACTACATTAACTTGATCTGTTATATCAAGATCATTTGAATTACCTACTACACCTTTAAAATCACTAAAATTATTAATAAACCAAGCAACCAAGGTGTGCAATTCCTGTAATAATATGGAACATGCACCTTGATTGCCTGGAAATACTATCGTCTCGTGAATTACCTTCTCAAGAGGAGTCTTTTTTATTATATTCTCTACAAATAGGTCGGGATTATCAAGGACATTATCAACTACAACAATAGGGTGATTGTCCCTTTCACCAATCCTACGGTTTTGATATTTGATATTGTCCGATACTTTAATCCACGATTCATCAATGTAATTCATTCAATAATCCCATTTTTTAATATTTATTGGGGTTTGTAGATCCTCTCAACCTTATTAGATTTTAGATCATCTATCTCATCTTTGAGTTCCTTGATCGCCTCAATTAATAGAGGAACAAGTTTCTCATACTGTACTGTTAGATAGTTCTCATCAGTAGGAGCAGGTCTAACTGCCTCTGGTAGAACATCCTGTACTGCCTGTGCAGATACACCAGCAAATCTTCTGTTACCAGATCCACCTAATAATTTCTTACCTATCTCATTATGAGTATAAGTGAATCCACTCAAGGAACATACCTTAGCAACTGCGTTGTCAATCTGTTGGATACTTGTCTTAAGTCTAATATCAGAAGCAAATGCAGTAATATCGCCTGGAACTGAAAGATTCTGTCCGCTGGTGATCTTAAAGGAACTATTGTAATCCGTTACGTTTGCTGAAGACCAGTATGGAATTGCCCATGAAGAACCACCAGCAAGGTTTGTTGCCTTCTGTGCAGTAGCAGCATTAACCTGTGCAGTACCAGAAGCAGTAAATGTACCATTACACTCAAAGTCTTTAACACTCAGTTTAGTACCATTAAACTGCATGTTACTACTTGTAGTAGTATTATTCTGACTAGAGTTGTAAAGAACCTGACCTGCAGCACCCTTACAGTCATCTGCAAGACCAGCAGCATCTGCCTTACCTTCAAAGTCTGGGCAAATTACCTTAGTACCAACTGTCAATGTAGTTGATACATTCATTGTACCATTACAATCAATGGCATCACCAGTACCAGCGTTACTGATAGTTAATCCGCCATTACCACTCAATGCACCACCATTAAAGGAGTTCGCAACAATAGTATTTGCCTTGAAACTACCAGCAGAGTCTCTTGAAACAATACTTGCTGCGTTTTGAGTATTTGCTTCTGCGTTCATTCCATCGAGGAAATCAGCGTTAAGGTTAGCAACCTTAGTATTTGAAGCAACAACGAATGGAGATACATTACTACCAGCGGATGCAGTAGACTCAAATCTATAAGACTTGATCATACCAGTAGAACCCGCCTCAATAACCATAGACTTGTTAGATCCAGCAGATAGGTTGGTAACAATACCAACGTCAGCGTAGATCTTAGGAGAACAAACACCGTCTCCACCAGTCTTCATGTTGATCCTCTCCATCGTCATGGCGTAACCAGTCAGAGAGGTAACAATACCAGAGTTAAGATTGACACTTATTTCAGGTTGTCCTGAACCTGCATTACCTAGACCACCAATGTACTGTGACTTGATAGCAGTAACAACACCAGTATTGACATACATGTCAGGACCATAAAGGTCATCTGTAAAGTGTAAATCAGTTGCAGTAACAGCAGCACCCGATACGTTAGCAGACCAAATATTGGTAGAGTTCAGGTTAGTAACAACACCAGCAAGAGCATATAACTGAGGTGAAATAATATGATTAGATATTCTTATCTGAGTTGCAATACCTGTGTAGATATTGGTCTCATTTACATAAGAAGTACCAACATGGGACAATGTAGTAATACCTACATCACTGTAATTTCTAGTGATGGATGCGTCAGTTGCCTTGAAGTCAGTAACAATACCATTAGTTGCATATAGATTCTTAGGTACTGTAAGTGTCTCAGCATATGCAGTTCTTGCTTCAAACTTATTAACAGTAATAGAACCAACACCACAACTAAGATCTCCAACATTAAGTTGTCCATTAAATGTACTGATACCTGACCATGTAGAATGCCATGAAGACTCATTCTTAATGTGTGCAGAAGGTTTGAAGGATACATAAGTACCAACAACTTCTACATTATTAAGTCTTGATGTTCCACCTTCATCTACAATAGTATAATATCCATATGTCTCCCAAGGAATACCCTGTGGTGAAATACCACCAGTAGTATTATATCCCCAGAGATTAACTACCTTCTTAACAACTAAGGTGTCATAAGACACACCAGCGAATGACTGGTTAGATGCAAAGGTAACAATACCTGATACAAATAGGTCTTTAACTTTAACAACACCATTAACTTCTAGTGAATCTTTAAAGTTGAATACACCAACATTAGACTGACCAATACCAATCTGATCTACCTTAAGGAAGTTCCTATCTCTTTCCTGAGATATTACACCAAACCTTCTCCACTCACCTTCAGCATATATGTGTCCTAAGTAACCACCAGCATCAGGAATACCAACAAATGATAAGTCTCCAGATCTCTTAACTCCAACAGGAGTAGAAATACCAACTGTTATTAATTTACCCTGTGGTGCATCACCTCTGAGGTACATATTGATAGTCTCAATACCCTCATTGGAGTTACTTGTTAGTTTCTCAGTGAAATTAACAGGACCATAGAACTGTGATGTTCTGTTGTTATTATCTCCACCTTCAACAGTTAGTGATTCTCTAACTAGAACTTCATCAAATACACCAGATACTCTCTTAGTAGATTCTGCCTCTGCATCATCACCAGTATATGTGAATACAGGTGCCTCAAGAACTTCTTCCTCACCAGTAATAGATGATAACTTCTTATATCCTGTGAAGAAGTCACCAGAGTCGTTCATACCAGTATAAACAACAGTACCACCGTCTAGTTCTTTCTTCTGAGCAGCAAGTGTTTCCTGATCGGATAGAACTCTATCTTGTTTCTGTGGTAATGAAGTTGAATAGTTACCAGAACCATATCCAAGGTATTCAAATGTATGACCAGAAGCACGAAGGATAGATGGTCTGCGTAGTTCCATTGGTAGAACATCTATCTTCTTGATAGTAGTTCCTACAATAGCAGTAGAAGCAAGAGTACCAAACTGACCACGAAGGATCTTGTTAATGTTACTATTAACAAATCTGACAACCTCACCATTAATCATGCAGTAATCACCACGTTTGAATCCTTCAGTGGATGTTAGTGTGATTGAAGTATCAGTAGATGTTAATGGTGCATCTATTGAGGTTGATATACCTGCATAGAAGTATGTTGCCCTGCCTGCAAGATTATTCTCACCTAAACCTAATGTCTTAGCATTTGCACTAATACCTGTTCCAAATAGAGTTGCATCACTAATTGAGTATGAAGTATCAATACCAGCAGTAATAATACCAACATTACATACAATACTCCTTAAAGGAATATTACTCTCAACATCATCAACAACTAATAGTCTATCTTCAAATAATGGGTTCTTCGATCCCCAGATTGTAAATACGTTACCAGAAACTAGAGTATGATTAGTATCCGTTCTTATAGTTGCAATACCAGATGAACGATCTACATCAATCCAAGTAATACCAGCACCTACGTTTGCAAGAGTATATGTCGCCTGTCTCCTGTCATCCCTCCCAACGAAGTAAGGCGCTAGAGTTCTTGATGTTCCTATCTCAACAGAAACAGTCCTTGCAGTTGGAATATCTACAATCTTAAATGTACCATTGAGTTCTGAAGTCTCAAATCCAGATAATGTTAGTCCATCACCTGCATTTTGGAAGATAGAATCAACTCTAACTACTGCATTTGTAGTAGGAGATCCTGCTGGGAAAGCAGAAATCGTCATGGTATTTCCTATACCATAAGTACAACCACCATCAATAAGTTCTACGTTAGTGACAGTACCAGCAGCAGAAACAGTAACCTCTGCAGCAGCGTTCTTACCAGATAACTGGTTATTCTCAAGGTCTGCAGCATATAATACTGTAGCAATACCAGATCCATTATTATATCCAGAGCCTGGATTAATTAAAGAAAGAGATTGAACCTGATTGAGTTTATGTTCTACATCAGTATAAAGTGTGATAGTAGTATTACCAGTACCAGTTATCACAGCACCAGTAACAGCGAAACCTACTTGTTGACCCTGCATGAAGTAGGATAATGCTTCACGAGTAATAGATCTCTTCTTATCATTAGTGACAACTTCACCAACAACAGCAGCACTAGAATAAGTAATTGAAGGTTCTGGATCAGACAGATAGTTATCTCTATCCTGTTGTGGATATAGGTTCCTTACGTCCTGAGCGAACGACTTCATGGATACACCAAATCCAAGGTCTTTGTCCAGTGGAATTGATCCACAAACAACAGTTAGGTTATATACACCGTCTTGTCCAGATGTGCCTGGAACGTGTGGTCTAGACTCTTGTACCCTATACACAGAGAAGGTATCAGCAGACTTAGATCTCTGCACTGTAGGTAGTGCATCAATCTGTTGTTGAGTAGTTCTCTGGTTGATCTGATTTAAGAAAGCGCCAGGATCAGTTGATATACCAGCAACAGTAAATGACTTTGCAGTTGGTATAGTATCAATTAAATGTTCTCCATTATATCCAACATTAAATACGCCTGTACTATTATTAACACTATCAATATTTCTAAGAGTTACTAGGTCACCCTTCTGTAATCTATGTTGTTGTTCAGTTGTAAATGTAAGTGTCTGTGATCCAAATGTAGCATTTTTAACAATCTTAACGTTCTTAAGTTGAGTTGGGTTACTCAAATCAGCAGTCAAGAAAGATGCACTACTTACACCAACAGTCTTAGATTCCTGTAGAATGAAACCAGGCTTAGGAGCACGAGCATTTGTATGTTCTTTAGGTAGAACATATCTCATTCTATAGAGTCTATCCAGCAAGGATCTATTATCAACTCTACGTTTGATATATGTTGTACCTGTCTCTGAACCAATAACACCTAAACCAATAGTATTGATTGCAGGGAATATAGTATTATACGTTGTACTTGGGTGAGCAAGTATATACCAGTTGTTATTACCAGAGTCCCATTGTATTGGATGGCCTGGATCGCCTGGATTCTTATCACTAACTGTAGATGTAACTGTTAATTTACCACCATTATTTGCAAGTCCAGTTATAGGTCGTCTAGAAGCAGCATCATTGAATGTAGATGCCAACTGGATTCTATCAGCAGCAAGGTTACCACCAGCAATGGCATAATATACCTTATCATTTACAATACCATTTGGAGTCTCACCAGTGTTACTAAAGACTCTAATTTTCTCACCATTAACTAACTGATGATTAGCAGTAAATTGAAGTACGTTAGAAATAATGGCATTAACACCAGAGTTTCTAATAACTTGATACTCCTTCTTATATGATGTACCAATACCACTAGGAACCTGCATGAGAATTGGAGTCTCATATGTTTCCTGTACTGCCTGACCAGATAAAGTATTGACCAAACTTAGATATAATGTCTCTCCTTTTCTTGCACCAATACTGAATGAATCCACCTCTGCTGGTGGTACAATATCAATACTATTGTAACTATTAAGATATAATCTATCTGTTACACCAACACCAATAGTTTTTGCAACATCAAGAGTCAACCAAGATGATGTACTCTCTTCATTCTGGAGTTCTCTTGGTGGAATAATATGTGTAATATAACCAACATCGTCTCTATCAAATGCACTTGGTCTAAATCCTGATGCTTCAAGAGCAGTCTGACCAAAGTTACTGTTAGAGTTAGTAATAGATGCGTCACCACCTCTCTCTGCATGGAAGTGACGAGCATATGCAATAGCGAACACAGAAACCAACTGAACAACAGCGTTGTTCCTTACCCTCATGTGGGAGGTTTCATAATTTGGTTTATAAATTGCACGAGAGTTAGAGTGCAATGGTTTCTCTGCTTCTGATACTGTACTGGTATCATTAAAGATTGCAGTTGTAGGATTATATAATACGAAAGCATTATCATCCTTCTGAATTGATATACCAGTGAACTGGGCACAAACCATAGATTTGAAACCAGTCGCCTTATCACCATCACAATCCAAACCATTCATACCATAAACTGATCTCAATGAACAGTTAAAGACATATGGTGATGCAGATCCTACAGTATCAGGTTCAACTATAACAGATGAGTTCTGAATTTCTTGTGCAGTAGGTAGTGCATTGCCAGGTATAGCAGGAGTAACAAACCTAAACTCAGTATCACTAAGTACCTCATCAACTAAGAAAGAACCATTATATGAATTAATAGCAGTAGTAATACCAGCAATTAAGACAGGAGTATCCTTGAATAATCCATGCTTTCTATCAGTATCAACAGTAATGATACTTGTAGGTGTATTACCGTCACCAGCCTTAATAGAAGTGATACCAACAGGGTCAGCAGCAAGGTCACCAACAATTCTAAACTCATCTACATTAGGTTCAAAGTCAGTAAATGTTGGGTAATCACCAAGAGGACGACCAGATGAATCTCCATAGGCTTTTGCAACCTTGAAGTAATACATATCAAGGTCAGTAAGCTGACTGTCTGTGCCATTAATAAGCACATTATTCATACCATCAGCAAACGTAAATGTCGCTAGTTTATGGTGTGAGAATGTAGGTGTCTTAGTATTACTATCATAGTCATAGTATGCAACCTTACTAATATCAGCATCAAAGATAGTGAAAGCAGTAAAGTAACAAGTACCAGTTACACGAAGTACTCCAGAGTACTGCATGTTATCATCTTCTGGATCTGGTACATATAATGGTCTTAGTTTTGTTTTACGAAGGTCAAAACCAATAATAGATGTACCCCTAGGTAGGATAGCACCACCTTCAGTAGAGTTATACTTATATAATTCGTTATTAGGATCTAATACATCAAAGTTAGTTTCATTTGTGAATTGACTAAGTGTTGATGCCTGCCATGCTGCGTTCTTTCTTACTTTATATTCTGCCGTTCCATTATTATTTGTTACAGTAAGCCCAGGCCTGTTATCAATATAATGTACGCCTGGATATGCAAGTATAGTTGTTCTGTCTATCTTATCGTTATTCTGACCACTCTGATATGAAAATCTTGCCGCTTCAATCAGTGCCCTCTGTATAGTTTTAAAAGGACGAGTTTGTGAATTACCTCTGTTCTCGATACTATCAGTAGCATCAAAATCACTGGGATTAACATATAGAATGTTACCTTCAGCATTCTTCAGAAAGTTTTCTAATCTTGATAGAGGCATTGACCTTCAACCTATAGGATTTCTTCTTTACCTATTTAGACACTCAAAGAAAGAGAACCTGTGCAATCCTAGGATACTCTTTAAACCATTCCGATTTAAGTTCAGCAGAGTGTAATATATCAGTAGGATAAACTACTGCACGATTATATTTCATTTCAAGTACATATTCTTTATTAAAATCACTATTCAATACACCCTGTACTCTTTCATATGTTGCCCTTTCCTTCTCAAGTGTAGATAAAATTCCATGTAATCTATCTTTAACAGTCATCTTACCCTGATAACTCCACATACTTGTACCACCATTACATTCCTCTGGTGTATTCAAATATATCACCACACCAAATTGATTAGGATGAGGACTCAGTTCATATGTATCTTGATGTGGTATAAGTCCTCCAGGCATTTCAACTATTGATTTGGAAGTAATGAAATTGCACATATATGATGCTCTACCCCATGATGATTCATACTTATCTCTATCAATAGGCCTACCCCATATCTCCTCATCCAAACATAGTTCATCAAATATTGGTTTAATATTCCTTATTTCATTAGTAGGAAAGCACACCCTATCTCCAGGCATACCACCCCTCATACCACCATCTTGACCACGAATAGAACGAATCTCATCTGGGTTCTTATAGAAATTATCAATAATAACAGCAGATCTCTTATCTATTCCAATATCACTTACAACAGTAATATCTAACTCATCACTTAATTCAAACATCACTATAACAAACTATATCATCAGCTGGACGTACTGGAACATTATCAACCATTACCTCATAAAGATTAAAAGACATAGAAATTCTTTCAACATCACTTTGATATGGATATACAGTATGTTTAAGATATGCTGGAAACAAATACATCATTGCTTCCTTTGGTCTAACAACAATATGTTGATCCATATAAACAAATTCAAGACATCCAGCAGCCTTAGCACTAAACGTACTCTCCAGTCTTTCTTGTTTGAGTTCTTCAGGTATTTTTATAAAAACAACAGCACTTACTATTCCACCATGATTATGTAATGGATTAAATTCTCCTTTCTGTTGAAAATTAACCCAAGGTCCTGCACCCAAATTATACCTAATATCTGATTCTTTAATAACAGGTGATCCTACCGTTGTATCCCAATTACAAGTTTCTTTTGTTTTATTGCTACGTTCATTCTTTTCCTTCATATAATTCATTACATGTGGATTGATAAAATCAATAAACTTCGTTGGATCATATGGAGCATATCTCTGTTTCTCTATATTACCAAGCAAATATTCCCTAGCATCTTGCGTATTCCTACATTTATCCAAACCATCAAGAAGGAATTGATGAAACTGTCCTGATATATCTGTTGTATAAATCAAAGGTCCAAATGGACAATTCACATTATATGACATCACATAAACATTACTTGAGATACACGAGGATTCTCCGCATACCAATGCTTCTGAAGTTCTGGAGCACTTAATATCTGAGATTTATATAATATTGCTCTATTATATTTCATAGGAATAGAATGTTCTACCTTATAAGCAATAGAAGTCTTCAATGACATATTCATATCATCAAAATTAGTCATATCTTTAAATGATTTTAAATGACTAGGATCTTTTACCGTCATAGAACCCAAATAACTATACAAACATGTACCGCCCATAACTTTATTATCATGAGTCAAATAATCCGATGGTTTATTTAAAAATACCTCAAGATTAAACTGAAACATAGTAGGCATCATTGGATAACTATCCTGAGTCGGCACTATCCTCAATGGTTCTTTCATAAAATCCTGCTCAAGAACATAGTCACACATAAAATCACAGTTTTTCCAATGATGTTCATAAACGGAATAATCTGTCTCTATCCCACTCCACTGTTCTTTTGCAAAACATATCTGATCAAATAATGGTTTCAAATATCTTTGAAGTTCTTTTGAATGTTCAGGATTCTTTACAGGAGGTTTCTTAACCTTCCACTCACTCTCCATCTTATGTAATGCCAATCTACGAATTGGTTCTGGATCTTTATAGAAGTTGTCAAAAATAACACAACTATTATTATCAGGGCCTATCTCTGTAACCCCTATAATGTCAATCTCTTCACTTAATTCAAACATTGTCTTTAATAATCCTAGAATGTTCAGGAAACCAGAGATAATCCAACTCTGATTCATTTAGTGTTTTAAGAGCCTGATCCACTGTTTCTACAAGTGGTTCTCCAGCAAGGTTAAATGATGTATTGGCAATAACACCAATATGGTCATTACTCTTCAATTCCTTAAGGAAATCATATAATGAATGTCCTTTATTTATTGTCTGTAATCGACAAGAACCATCCACATGTACAATACCCTTTAGTAATTCTCTATATTCACTCCTAACCTGATATGATTGAGTCATAAACTCACTACGAGATGATCCTAACATATCAAAATATATATCAGCGTCTTCTTCAAGTACCATTGCAGCAAAAGGACGATACCATTCCCTCTTCTTAATACGATTAAGAATATTCTTGCACTCTGGATTAGTAGCATCAAATAGTATAGATCTATTACCTAATGCACGTTGTCCTGCCTCTGCATATCCTTGAAATACTCCAATAGACTTCTGCTGTAAGAGTAACTCTACAACCTCAGATAAATCAACATCCTGTCCTAGATCTCCAGCAGAAGTAGGAGTTCCATGATAGAAGGTATCACATAAAGCATAATTTCTAATATCTTTTGATGTTTGTTTATATACAAGCATGGCACCACCAATACTATTACCAGTATCATCTGCAAGTGGTTCAAAGAAGAAATTTAGATCTGGATTAGTCTGAACATAATATGAATTTGCAACTACATTCATACCAAAACCACCTGTCACCACTATATTCTTAATACCTGTCTTATTAGAATAGTATGCAATACATTCTGATACTGCCTCTTGAGTTTGATTCTGAACATGCTTTGCATAATCAGCATATACTTGATAATAATCTTGAGGGACATTCTTAACAATCATATGAGTAAAATCCCTAAAACATACGGGTTCTGGTGTATGAGTTATGGGTTCTATCTTATTAAAATAGGAATCGTTTGGAATCATTTGGATGTCTGGATCCAATGCCTTAACAAATAGATCTGGAAATCCGTCAGGATTACCATAAGCAGTCAATCCCATAGTCTTACCATTCTCTAATGGGTGTTGTCCTATTAAAGTAGTTGCAGACTCATAAACTTTAGTTAAACAAAACTGACTTCTACAAATATGTTTAGTAGTTCCACTATTATTAAGTTCTTCTAATACCTTATTAATCTTTAAAGAATGTTCAAAACCAGATACAGGAGCCCAATAGTTTTTATAGATCTCCATAATTGAATATGGATCCCTCTCTCCTACAAGAACAGTCTCGGATTCAGTTAAACAATCACCTATAAGAGATCCCTGTCTATCTAACACAAATATTAAAGCCTGATCAAACTTACTATTCTCAAATCCAAGTGCAGCATGTTGTAGGTGATGCACCTGAGACATATCAAGAACTTCACAACCAAATAATCTCCTTGCGATCTCATCTATACTATATGAATCTGGGGGATCTGGTGATGCAATTACTACCTTATCTACTGGACCCTTTAAGTTATTCTTTGCTTCAATTAATGAAAGGTATGGTCTATCCGCTTTCTTCTCACGCCAATATCTCTCTTCTTTATAAAAACCTTCTATAACTCCATCGTTTAATACACAAACGGAAGCATCATGACTAGGACTAATACCAACTACTCTCATTACCTAAAAACATAGTAATAGAGGGGGCATTGCACCCCCAAGGATCAGTTGGTTAAGAAGGTTGATCTAAACCCCCATCTCCCCTTAGGCAGTAGCGAGTTCGCTAGTGCGGGAGAATTCTCTTGTGAGAACACGAGAGAATGCTACGATGTTATTCGCAGCGGTGTCGATGTCTTTAGCATCTGTGTTTGCTTATCCAAGCAGGTCTTCAGTCATGTTCCTTATACCCTGTCGAAACCTTGGCACCCCCATGACTGCTCCTGCTGGGCTCGAACCAGCGACAAATTGATTAACAGTCAACCGCTCTACCAACTGAGCTAAGGAGCAAAGGTGGAGGTGAGGAGAGTCGAACTCCTGTCCAGAATGTAGGTGACATCACCTATCCTCAAAAGAGGATGCCTCCAGACGGATTTGAACCGCCGACCTTGGCTTTACAAAAGCCCTGCACTACCGCTGTGCTATAGAGGCGATTACTCCTTCTTATGAGGAGGTTCGTTCAGATGTGGTTTCCCTGATTGCTTAGAGATATATTCAGCGAGTTCAGGTGTCTCTTCCCAACTCCACTCTTCTTCACGACCTTTCTTGTCGATCTTTTTAAACGTTCTTAGTACCATCACCTTTCTCCTTAATTAGATCATTTACAGTTGTATCCAAGAGAGATTGACTTATTTCCATCTCACGGAATTTATCCTCTAGTTTCTTAACACGATGATGAATATCGGCTATTGCCGCTCCAAAAGCATCTATGTTCTGAAGTAGTAATTCATTTCCAAAGGCTTGGGGATGGCCTTTCTCAGCATATGCAGTATCTTCTACTGCATCACATCTTTTTTGATACTCTTCTTTATCCATTTTGTTCCTCCCTTTCCATACGAACCACACCCTCTTCTTCTGGGGTTTGATATTTCATGTATATATTACCTGAAATAGTAGTTCCTACCTGTCCAGAATTGACACTGTGCATTAGGAAAGATGGGAATATAATTATATCACCTTTTTTGAGCTTTGGTTTATAATCCAAAGGAAATGCACCATGGCAATTACCCAACTGATTCTGAATCAAACCCATAGAAGGATTAAAGAACGATGTTCTAGCATTTTCTACAGTTTCATATACAATAAAACTCCACTGAGAATTAGGATGTATATGAGGATCCTGATAATCATGTTCCTGATATCTATTCCTCCACACATGTCCTATATGTGGTTCCAACCCCATTAATCCAACAGGTCCCAAATTATTACCAACAATTTCACCTATATGTTCCCAAACTGGTTGAGGCAACTCTAATTTAGTATTAAAAGTTGTCCTGACACCAGAATCCCATGTAGGTTGGAGATCCTCTTCTGGTTCATCAGGAATTTGGAATATATTTAGATCTACTTTGTCTTCAAATATGGGAATACCGAATATCTGTTTCAGATTCGGTGCAGGTCCTTGATCCATAATTTTGCCCTAGTGATTACATTTTAATTGATAACTCAGTCGTTGTCAACACCAACTCCTTTCCAATCGAAGTCATCAATTTGATCAGCTCTTATTTTTAAATTCTTTCTATCCTCATTTATATAACCAATTCCCTGCAACATTGACCATGCTTGCGTTTCATCATCATTTCTTATCTCTCTAAGAGAAGATGCACCATTAATATAATGTCTAATCTTTGGAAGATCAGTTGCAAGTCTAGTACTCAGTTGTGTTTCAGCATCTAATATTGCCTGATCAAAATCACCGCAATCGCCTGGAATACTGCCAGTTGGAGGAACTTGTTTGTATCCAATATTACCTGATGTACTAGCAAAAGATATTGTTTGTCCTTCATAAACATAAGATTCAGTACCATCATCGTCAAAGATTGGCCAATTTAAATCACCCACCCAATACTCTGCAAATCCAGCCCCAACTAATGGTTCTGGATCCTGTTGTACTTCATGCCACTGTGCAACAATATCTGGATCCTTATTATTAATAAGTTCTAACTTATGTCCTCTACCAACCTTATATTCATTCAACATACCTATTTCAACAGGATCTATCGGGTTCTTAGTAGAGTCAAAAACAAGATCACTATTATCAGGACCACGAACAACCAAGAAAGAACTAAGTGCAGCACCAATAGATGTTGTTGTACTTAAGAATAAAGCATTATATGTAGATACTATACCAACGTTGAATGTATATCCAGTTGTTGCAGCAATACTTGCGGTAACTGTCTTATTAAGAGTCATGAAATCATATACCACAGGAACACCAATACTAGTACCACCAGCACTAACTACTGTCTTAATTCCCACAGCAGTTCCAAATCCTGTTATCCTTGCTCCATTTGGTAAAACTCCACCAGTACTGAATGAGGTAATACCTGTAGTATCAGTATCATAAACAAAATCTCCTATATTAGCATGAGTGAATATTCCAACATTCTTATCACCATATATCTTATTATCACTAGATGTACAGAATCCACTCAAAGCATATCTCATTCCAGGCCAAGATGTAGTTCCTAATCCAACAACAGTTGGAAGGTTACCAGTAGTATAAATGGAAGGATTCTCAAGAGCATCAGTTACATAATCACCAACTTTAATTACTGCATTATATCCACTAGGTTGTCCATCAGTATTGAATCCAGTAAATTGAGCACCTCTTGTATCAAATATCGCCATTGGAGCAACACCACCACTGGTGACTGACATAATACCAACACTTGCACTGGTTATATCAGTAACTACATTGGATCCATACTCCATATTCTTAGGATATCTCCAATACTTTCCACCATAATATCCAATAGTAACTCTAGTACTTGGATCTTTTACTACAGTCCATGACTGATAACTACTACCATCATCGTCATCCCAAACAGAATTCTGTCGCCAAGCAAGATCAGACCTACATCCATGAGAAATTCTATTCTTATAAGCAGTCTCTACTGCCGTAATATCAACGTTGATTGGTTTAATTAATGGAGGTATCTTACCATCCATCTTAAGAATCAATTCATCATATTCATCAATGACAGCATCAATTATAGTCAGTTGCTCTTGCATCTGATCAACTTGATCCTTCTTCTGTTCTCTAGACTCTCTAAGTCTTTTTGTTATATCTCTTGGTTTAGTCATCGGATTTCATCACCTTCATATTCGATCTCTAGTTTATCAACGTCTTTCCGTTCTCCATAGACAACGAAACTGCAATTTACTGGACCTCCAGCACTATTTAAAACCTTAATTTTAGTGCCCCAATCAATAACTTCATAAGACAATTCTTGATAAGTTTGAATAGGTGTTAATGTAACTGTTATTGTATCATGATCTACCAATCCTTTCCAGTATTCTGGTAGATTAATTACATTACCTTGTACTGTGCCTCTATGATATACACCTATCTCTGCACCCTCAATACAAGCATGTCTAAGTCTCATACCTTCTTTAGTAGGATGAGGAATATCAAATTTCTTAAACGGTGCAGCGACAGCAGCAAAAGCACCAAAACCTGCAAATATCTTTGCACAAGTTATATTACCACCAACTGCAAGTAATCCCTGAATAGTAACAAACCCAGAGACATTCAAATTACCATTCTGTTGTGCTATTGCATTACCAACAGACAATGCATTTTTAATCTCAATACCATTCTTGAGACTCAAAGCATTCTTAATGGTAGTACCAAGTTTGGTACATAATCCCACAAAAGTACTGACTGCAATGACATTAACTACACCATGAAAGTTAGCAATACCATCACATCTAAGTGATAATGGTGCAGATATACCCATAGGAGGGCCAATCATCACTGTGGCAGTAGGTATGCCAGGCGAAATTGCAGTACCAAAGTAACAGGGACCATTAGCAACTAACGTGCCTGGAAATAATCTACTAGTAGCAGAAAGGAATGACATATCCAAGGCGCCAATGACTACCTTATCACCTGCCATTATGATGGATGCGGTAAATGCCATTATAAGAAGTCTTTAAATTTGTCTAGGAATTTCATAATAGAACCAAAGAATGGTGCTTGGAATATATCAGTCTGTGTTCCTGCTTCAACACCAACACCACCAGATAGTTCAATGAAGTTTCCACCCATACTTATATTATTTGTTGCAAGCACATTGATATTAGTACCTCTAAAGTTAAGAACAGATCCATCAAGTTGAATAAACTTAGTACTCTTTAATGTAATCTCACCATCTCCACCAGTAGCTTCCAATCTTACATTATGTCCCTTTATAATAACATCACCATCCTTAGCATCTAGTAATATATGTCCTTGGGCAGCAGTAATTATCTTTGCATATACATTAACAGGTCCTTTATTTTCAAGTCGCACACCACTCAAATCATATGATGTACCCAGCACAACCTGTTTATGATATCCATCTTTATAAAATGACCAACCCTGACCCTCATCCGTATACATTGAAAGATCAACAACACGACCTTTCATGTCTCCATCTGGGACTGTTATACCTGAATGAATACGAAAGCCAGGATAATTGGCAATATATTCTTTAGTCTGTACCGACTGTGGTGGAATTTCTTCTGGCATTATTCTCTAATTACCTCCTTACCAACACAGTCAATGACATCAATGACAAGAGCCTTTCCGTCAGGACCATAAATTCTATTTCCATTCTCATCATATTGATTTGGTTTCTCACCAATGTCTTGTACAAAGTCTGGTGAATATGAAATAACTGGTAACAATTCAGCGCCTCTACCTGTTGTAGTATTGATTATTACTTCAGGAATAGTCTTATGTTTATCTGAACACTTGATATTCTTAACACCAACAATAGATCCAGCTGGAGTAGTAACTAAATCGAAACTACAATTACCAACCTGACCATTATCACCAGAGGTATAACCAATTCCAGGCTTTTCAGGTCTAATATCAGTAACTATACCAACAGGTTCACTTCCTATACCAGCAACACCTCTTGTAGTAAAGTTATAAGTATCTGTCCTTGCAATTCCAGCAAATATATTACCAGTTAAATCTTCAAATGCACCAGAGGTTATAGTAAGATGATACTCTGTATTATGTTTTAAGTCAAGTGATGGATCAATCTTAATTATAGTAGAAGATAAGAAAGATATTCTACTATCTTCTACAGGTATAGTCTCATGAGTAGCATTAGTAGCAGATTCAACGATAACTAAATCACCATCTCCTCTAATAATAGGTTCATTGAATGTAACAGATAGAGATACAGAAGTCTGAACACCTACTGCATTATCAGCAGGAGTTGTAAAGGTAATATATGGTGATTGATCATCTATAGGTTCTTCCGTAACAGGGAACTTAGGAGGTATAATACCATTCGTCTGACAATATCCACTACCACCACGAAGCATATAAACTTGAACTACTCTTCCCTTATCATCAATAACTGTTCTAGCAATTGCACCACCACCATGATTGGTTTTATCAATAATACTAAGACTTGGGGCATCTTCATAACCAAGACCAGCCTGAGCTATAACTATAGTTAAAATACTACCATCAACAGCAGATACTACTGGTATCAATTCCGCCTTCTTAGTACAATCACCAAATACATCTATTTTTGGTGGGACACATTTAGGGAATATAAATCCTGGCGGAATACTATTTCCAATATCATCTTGAGTCTTAGGATTATTAGTTTTCTCAGTACAATCAAAGAATTGATCCAAATCACCACCAAGCAGACTTAAGAAGGATAAAGATCCATCTCCAGCCTCATAAGTTAGATTGTCTATGTAATCAAGATTCTTAAGAACATTGGACATCTTACCAGCACCTTTGGTATTCAATCCCATACTCTGTGTCCAATCATCATATTCCTTACATTTTAAGGAATCACAAGATAAGAAACTCAAAATCATATTCATATAAGAAGTTATCTTACTGAATAGACTCATGACATTATTAAGCATCCCAGATAACCAATCTAATCCGTCTAGAATTGGTTTTAGGAGTTTAGAAATAGTACCTAATAACTTACCAAGTATTGAAGAGATAGCCTGTTCTATTGCACAGACACTTGCGTTAATAGTTTTTCCAATCAAATCTTTCAAAAGACCCTTAATGAAACCCATAATATCAAAACCAGCCTTCTCGAAGAGACAGAAAATCAAATCCATGATTCTCTTGAAAGCTTGAATGATAGGGTTCTTTTGTGGTTCTGGTACAATTAGACCTATTAAGTTACGAAATATCTTACCAAGATACTTCATTACTTTATCTCTTAGTCTTCTAATGATACTCTTAATTGCACCGAGAATTATTCTTGTAGCCTTACCAATAAGTCTATTTAAATCAGCAACAAAGTTTTGAGCAGCATTAATATACGTTCCAGCAAACTCAGTTAGAGAGTTAATAGTTTTAATAAAACTTCCTATTGTGTGGGTTATAGTAGAGATTGCATCATCTTCACAACCATTAGAAGCAGTATGGGGATCGGCAGTAATATTACCAAATTCTACATCACCCTTAGTTTCTCTTCTTAATCCCTCTTTCTCTCCTGTATCACCATCTTCTCCTGCTTTCTGTTCTGCATTTCCTGTTGGGGTTGCAACTGTTTTCTTTTTAGCTATTGGTTGAGTAGTTGCACCATATCCACCTGCTAGTCTTCCAGATATTGTACCAAAAGCACCAGACTCAGCTTTCTTACCTTCTGTAGATAATGATAATACATTAGTTGGAGAATTAGTGTCATTAACACTTCTAGCTAATGCACCAAATACAACGGGTTGTTGTGCATCCTCCCCGTCCATGAAGAAACCAAATACAGTTTCTCCACCTACCATTCTAGAACTCTCACCATAACATGACTGGCCAGAACCAGAGGTAGCATCAACCATCACATGAGCCCAAGGCAGATCTTTATCTGGCAACTCAGCCTCATCAAATGGATGATGACCAATAATTCTGACCTTACATCTATACGCCCATCCCTTTTCTAAATCGGTTGCACTATTTTTCCAGTGGATAGCATTGGCAACTTTGCCGATCCACCAAACGAAACCGTCTCTACCAACATAATTGGTAGTAAATAGGGAATTGTCAATCATTTAATCGTCGTATACTAAGCACTCAGGCTCGTCTGGATGTTGGTCACACCATAGTTCTATAGTGTTAGGATCGTGATGATCTCCTGCTTTAATCTCTGCAGCATGATGGGAAGCATAATCTTCTAGATCGTGCAATTCGCCTTCAACATGCCGACGCATCTGAGGATTTGTTTGAGGATCTTGTAAGATCTCTTGGTCTTTTTTAATGTGTGCTTCGATAGATTCCATAATAGTAACCTCGTCTATAGGTTTAGTTTTCAGTACCATATGAATCTCTAATGAGATTCAATGATGTAGTATTAGTACCACCTGCAATCTCAAAGTGATGTCGAAGCGATCTTATTAGATAGTTTCCACCTTGAGCTTTATCCGCCTCCTTTAAGTTTCCTTCAGTGGGAGTCGAAGAGGGTAGGGTAATGTGTATTAAATCACCAGCCCTCAATGCAGTGTTACATGGTATCACTATATTTAGTGACTGTGTTAGAAGTAAATTATACCTCGAAAATGATTTACACATATCCGAGGGATCCCTACCTGATGATTGGGTATCCTCACTTACACTACCATCTAACATACCTGTATCGCCAATTCTTGACATAATTCTTGATGAAAAATTAGTCAATGGAGCATCATCCCCTTCGCCTGGAAGAGGTATATATGAAGACTGACCAGCAGTCTTTTCAAGATTATTTCTTTCATCTTTCAATTGAAATCTAATAGCATCTAATTGCCAATTAATAGGATCAAAGAAATATTGTAAGTTATTATACAATCCTATTCTAAGATTCTTCTGTAAATCTGTGTTCTTATCCACAAAGAAATGAATGATCTGTTTATTTGTACTTTCTCTATCAGCTACATTAGTTGCAGTATATTGAGGTATCTCTTTATCATCAGCTGATTTTACATTCTTCTTTCCAGAAAGCATAGACTCAATAGATCTGAAATGGAATCCATCATAATTCTCATAAAAGAAATATCCAGAGGTTCCTTTTGCTTTTGCTTCTTTACCTTGTCCAGAAGTACCAGAAGTACCTTGTTTTGCAACCGATGCTTTAGGTGATAACCAAATCAAAGTATGAAAAGGTTTTTTCATGTTACCCATAAAACTATATGAAGTAGCACAATCCTCAATTTCTTTTATTCTATCATCCTTTACTTTTAATGTATTTGTCAATATATCTCTAACATGAGCACTAATAGGCACTTTACCATATCTCTTACCACACCTACTAACCTCATTATCAAAACATTCTTTAGTTTTGCAGACTAAAGTGAATGATTCATTTCCTTCCGACTGTATTAAATCCTTTACAGCAGAAACATAAAGAGGAGGTCTCTCTTCTGTTTCATCAAAAATCAGATCCCCATTACCAGTACCTACATTAAGATCAAGTCTTTCAAATCCCCTTAATGGAGTCTTGCCATAAACATTGGATGAACTATTAATCTTTAGGTAACATGTTACATTGGGAGATAATATATCTTCAAAATAATCTATTTTAACTACAGCTCTCTCTATACCAATACCATCTGCTGGTTTAGCACCTTCCTCACTACCCTTACATGGAGTGAGAATTGCCTTTTTAATTGTGATATCTTGTAATGTAGACATTATGCTCCACTCAATCTATGTAAAGTAAATACTTGCTGGACATCGCCAGGACCAGCTCCACTACTAGGTAACATCATTGTTGTGTGGCCACCACTACCTTGATTAATAACTACCGTATCTCCTCCAACATTACCAGCACTTGGTTGTTGAACAAGATAGGCTATATTATTTACCACATTTGAATTAGGGTTATTGTAACTAGGATAAGTCTCGAATGAACCTATACCTTCCATCATATTTCTTGAACCAGCATCCCAACTAAACTTATAATCAGGATCTCGAGCTTTTATCAACTTTCTCATCACCTCAGAATCAGACTCATCTCCACTTAAAGATAAATCAGGAAACTGATCATGGACTGCTTGATGACCACCAGACTTGGAATCTTCAGTCAAATGACCTACCCAACTATGACCAGATCCAGGCAATATACCACTTACACCCTCTGCACCACCATAAGCTCTCACATCACTTAGATCTACAGGAACCTTAGTACCTTCTGGTACAAATATATCTATTGATCTACCATCACCACTGTGACCATGTTGTCTAATACCTAGTTTTATTAATTCAAAAATCTCAGCTTTAGTCATTCCTTTCTTAAACTTCTGACCACCACTCAATTCTGTTGGTATATCTTGTGCAATTAACTTCTCTATTATAGGAGTAACATCCGATATTAGATCATCAACAGTACCAGTATTAGTCTGGAAATGTCCATGAACCCATCCAGCAGCATTACTTACTCTTCCAGTTCCACCATCGGTAGATCCAAATGTAGATCCAGTAGATTCTTTAGTATGTTCTATTCCCATACCAGAAAGATTTGTAGAAGCTATTAATGTTTCCTTCTGAGGTACAAATTCAGTCTTTGGTTCAAATTTAGTTTGTGGTTTCTGCTCAGTCAGAAGTTCTTCTTTGACATAATTTATTTTGATCTTCGCAAATCTCTCCTCATCAAGAGCTCCATCAGCACGAGGGAATCCATCTTCATCAACTGTTCTCTCTGGTTCATTCTTCTTATCAAAATCAAATACATTAAATGTAAGTACATCTAAAGTACCACCTGCAACTCTCTTTGTACCTTCAACAAGATCTTTAGTTCTATCTCCAGCCCATTCCCAGAATGATGGTCCCATTGCTCTCTTTAATAATCCACTTTCAACAAGTTCTGCGACTTGATCTGATAGATTTTTAAATTTATTAACATCTAACTTCTCTTTCTTTTTAATACCCGATTCTTCTTCTTTCTTAGGTAATACTCCAGATCCCATAACACCACTAGTACTAGTACTCTTTGATAAATTATCTACTGTCTTGTCTATATCATTCTTTTTTTGATCTGCAACTTTTTTATATTCATCTGAACCTTTTTGAGCTTCCTTCTTCTCTTTCTTAAGATCCCTCTTCATCTTATTCTTATCACCACCATATTGCTCTTGCAATACCTGATCAGTTGCAGTTTGACTTTCTCCAGCCTTTGTATTAGGAGAAAAAATTAATGCTCCCATAGTAATTATTGCACTACCAGCAGCAATAGGTAATAATTTATCCATAGGGTTACCACCTCCACCTCCACCTAATCCTTTAGCACCTTGAAGTCTATCAAGACTCTTAATAAAGGATTTAGCTTTAAAGAAAGTAATAGGTTCTGGTAACTTTATCTTCTTAAAATCAATAGTCTTACCAACAATAAACTTGTTAAAAGATTTGATACGATCATCAGCTCTTTTAACCGTCTTCTTTACCTTATTTTCTACTTTAAGAACAGCAACAGTAGGTTTCATAATGCATCCACTATATTATACTGACTCTTACTATGCAACAACGCAAAATTACTGCCATCAACAGCAATAAAAAACGGAACTCTTACTGATGCAGAAGCATCATCAGGAGTTCTAGCTACTTGGTTGCCAGATTTTGGTAGTGCCTGTTCAGTAGATGTTCCAGGCGGAACATTAATAACAGTCTCATTTGTTTGAAATCCTCCTTCAACTGTTTTAGAAACTCCAAGAGAATTTTCTTTTCTTAAATCAGATTCTTTTTTATTAGCTTCCACCTTAGACTGTAGGTGTGGATTATCCTTTAACAATGCTTTTCCAGCTTTTCCTTCAAATAGTTTCTTCTTCTGAGCTCTTACTGCCTCCTCCCAGCCTGGATCTCCTTTCTTAAGCATTTTGCCATCTACTTCAATCTTCACATCATCCATACTACCAGTTTCAATAATGTCATTAGTAAATGATGAATAGCTTTCTGTTATACTACCATCTTCATGTTCTGTTTTATTATAACTGATATTAGTATTACCTACTTGAACACCTACATTTTCTTCTCCTAGAGGTTTTGATTTCTTAGTTACAGTACTTCCATCACCACTACCTTGAGTTCCACCACCACCAGTTGTTCCTCCAGAACTATTATTCTGTTCAGCTATTATCTTTTGTAGGTGTGGATTTAATGGAATATGAGCTTGCGATAGCTGACTAAGTTTCTTCTTCTTTCCATCTGTACTTGTTTCTCCACCAGCAGAAGGAACCAACACATTAAGTTCTGATGGTGCTATGTCGCCTGGAATCAAAGCAGTTTGTGTTGTACCTGCTAAACTTTGAACCTTCTCATTATCAGTTGTGGGTTCATCTTCTGTCGTCTCTTCTTCTGTCTTTGGTTTTGAATCAGCAGCTTTCTTTACTTGATCTTTAAAATCCCAAAGAGCTTGTTGGAAAACTTTAAGAGCTTTATTAAATTTCTTTACTTCCTTCTTATTAAGTAATTCAGTTCCTTCTAATGGTTCTACTGATTTTACTGTACTCTCGCCAGGTTTAACTCCTTTATCTTCTTTACCTTTGTCCAATAATTTACTAATACCCCAAGTTGTCAATGCAATTAACCCAAGAGTTGCAGCACCCTTAAGTATGTTTCCAATCAAACCACCTTTCTTTTTCTTCTCTTTCTTGCCAGGCTCAGTCTTAGGAGCTAACTTTATCTTAGTAAGTTTCTTAAGAAGACTAAGGAATATATTCTTGGCCTTGTTAATAAACTTAAATATCTCTCCAAGTGGTTTCTTAAGACCAGCTAAACTCTTTGCAAATTTCTCTAATTGTCCCAAACCACCTTTAAAGATGTCAGATAACATCTTTCTTGGATCAAATGGTTTTATTGCAGAACGAACCTTCTTAGTTATCTTTGGTTGTAACCTCTTAACCTTAGTCTCTACAATCTTATTGACTTTAGTTACTGTTACTGGAGTATCATCATTCTCTGGTAATTGCAACTTCTTAGAAGAAGCTTTAAGTACCGAATCCGCTCCTTTTACTTTTCCCTCAGTCTTTTGCTTTCTTGCAAGGGAACTTGTAGATTTAATTGGAGAAGATAGTACTGCCATCTAAGCCCTTTGTTGTGCTGCTTTTTGTTGTGCTTTTAGATTCTCATCCTCAATATGTTGTCTGAGCAATCCAACATAAATGTCTCGTTCCCACGAAACCATATTCTCTATTTCAGTCAATGAATATTTATGGAACTGCATCAAAGCAAAATTAATTCGGAAGTATGTCTCAAGATCTACATGAGCCATACTTAGGCGAAAAAATCCGACAATCCCTCCAATACTACTTTATTTTCCTTACCAGTTTTAGGATTAGTAACTGTTATTTCATGAGTAAGTTTAGGCATTGTCTCAAAGAAAGACTCAATCTTCTTGAACTGTTCTGATGTCAGAGATTCAAGCCATTCTACAAGTTCTTTCTTACTACAATCAGCTGCACCCCACACATTTTCTTCATTATAAACAGTATCAATAGCAGATGCTATAATCTGGAAAGACTTCTCTACACCAGATTCATCTTCTTCTGAGAAATTATCTTCTAAGAATTGATTTAATGAAGGATACTTCATTTTTAAAGTATATCCTTCTCCCAATTGAATTTCTGGAGTATGGTTGGGATCAGTCTTAACCTGTACTTCATCAATACCAATTGATACAGGAACTTGGGTCTCACCATCATCACCACAGGTAACAACAATCTCAATCTGTTCTCCAACAGATTTACCACGAACATTTAAAAAGATATACTCTATATCAAAACTAGGTAAAGTATCAACTTTGATACCTCTAGTTAAAATACAATCCTTTAATACCTGTTTAACTGCGTTTGATATTTGTTTTTGATTTTGTGATTCTAAAGCGAGAATTAGAATCTTCTCTTCCCTAACTAAAAAAGGTCTAAATTTAATCTTCTTACCAGTAGAAGGTAAAGTCAGCTCATGTTGAGAAGTACTAATCTTTGGTAAAGGCATGATAAGTTATCAAGTCATTTCATTATAAAGTTATTTAGACGGTTTTTTGGGACTTTTACTTTTGATACTTTTTTATACTCTCTTCCCACTCTTTCATACTGCTCTGACAATCAGGCGGTTCTGGATCCACATATCCTTTCATCTTCTTCCATTTATTATATAATGCTCCCATCATCCATGACTGAGACAGACTCTTAGGTCCATTCTCTAGTAGTTCTGCTTGATAGGGACTATTAACGTATCCCTTAAACTCTTCTCTCCAATTGGAGTCATCGTATGATTTGTTCATAGGTGTAAGTTTTCTTCCCAACTTTAGTGTGTCCATATTCGCCAGTTTTGCCTGGTCTTACTTGTCCTAGTTTAGAACCTTTATTAGAAACTCCAGTTGAGGTCTTTTTACCTCTCTTGGTAGTGGGATGTAAAGTCGCTTTGCCTTTACCCTTCTTAGTGATTACTGAATCTTGGTTATATTCTTTACCAAGTCTTTTCATCCTTTTCTTAAAAGTTCTATACTTTTTCTTAGGAGCATTAACAACAACAGATGGTTCGCTCACTGTTTTAGTGTTACCCTTATCATCCTTCTCAGGATATTCTCCCTTGACTTCTTTATATCCATAGCCGTGACTACGGATCTTCTTGCGTAACTCCTTGTTACTCTTTTTATTCTCCTTTTTTGACTTATCACCTCTTGTTGCAGTTAGAACTGCCGTGTTGCGACTCTTAGAATGAGAAACGACACGAGACATTCCACCCTCATTAAGAGAGCTACATTCTAACATAAATTCGGGAAAAGTCTTCATATTATGGACACTTTGTAATGTGGCACACCTGTATTTAGGTTTGAACTTCGTTTTGTAAAGTATAGCCTGTCATATCCGTACCACTGTTGTACTGGGTAGGGTAATCTGAAAATGCTCCAGATAAATTCGTAGATCCGTCTTTACCCCGAGCTATTGAATTTGCAAATTGAGGTGGTTCTCCATCATTCTCTGGTTGTGATATAACATACCTATCATATTTAAAATTAACAGTTACCTGAAGAATCTGAGCATCACCATAAGATAATGGAATACTATCAACACTCTCTGGAAATGCATTGGTGAAAATATATGTTAATGGATTTGGTTTATCAGGTGGTTGAATTGGTGCTACTACTCCAGACCTTGATCCTGTCAGGCCTGAAGAATGTTGATAGAAAGTATCCTTAGTAGTTCTACTCTTAACATCTAAATTTCTCTCAAATTTAGTAACCATCATATTTCTCTTATAACTATTGGGATATCTAAACCTCTTAAATCCATTGCGTTCTGCTTGATGACCATATCCTCTAGGATTACCAGCTCTATTTCTCATACCACCATTAGCAGCATATATTGGATTAATAAAGTTAATCCACTCTTGAAATACTTTAAGAACTTGATAATCAGATGAAAGATAAAATTTTAAATTCAGATCAACATATGCTCTATTATTTGCAAAGAATTCTGTTACACCTTGTCTAGCACCAGTCTCTTCAAATGAAGCTAGATTAGTTCCAGGCAAACTTGCATCAGAACATAGAAAATTAAACCTTTCTGGGGAAGATTGTCTGAATACTCCAGCACTAGTGAGCCAAGCACTCAAATCTCTATCTGCATCTCCTCCAGCTTGACCAAGACCTAAAGATACTTTAAAAGTATTGGAAAGAGCAGGAGAAGATAAGAAATTTTGAAAAGATTGAGCTGCAGCAGCACCATCAACCGCAGCTACGGTAGGATTAGCTTCTAAATTCCTATCTACTAAATTGTTTGCCGACATCTAAATAATGCATGATCCCCACATACTATGTATATGGCTTATAAGGGAAAATACAGACCTAAACATACTAAAAAGTATAAAGGTGACCCAACACAGATCGTTTATAGATCATTATGGGAAAGAAAGTTTATGGAATACTGTGACTTAAATGAAAGTATAAGTCAATGGCAATCAGAAGAATTCTGGATTCCATATAAGAGTCCCATAGATAATAGGACACATAGGTACTTCCCAGACTTCTTTATCAAATATAAGGATGCTAAAGGTATAAAAAGATCTGTTGTAATTGAAGTTAAACCAAAGAAACAACTACTAATGCCCAAAAAGAACCCAAAGAAAAGAACTAAATCATGGGCATATGAAGTACAAACATACGTTATCAATCAAGCAAAGTGGGAAGCAGCAAAAAACTACTGTGATGATAGAAAGTATGAATTCAAAATCATGACCGAGGATGATCTAGGAATATGATTGGAGCAGAAATACGAAAAAAGGCTGGTAAAAAGAAGAGAAGTGGAGACTGGTTTATCTCCGAATTAGAAACTTCTTTAGGTCCTCTACAAGAAAGAAACATCAGTTCTACTGATACTGGTGGAATTGAAATTGGGAATATGTTCTTCTTTTCATATGGTGCAAAATACCCTGAAAGATATGAATTTTGGGATATACAACCACTAGCAGTTGCTCTTAGTTTTTATAAAGATGGGTTCCTTGGATGCAACTTGCACTATATAAATCCACAATATCGAGACCAAGTTGCAAAAAGTCTTCTAAATAGTGGCGGAGGTACTACTGTACCAAAAAATAGCCTACACAAATACCTCTATGAAGGTATAGGCAATTTATATAAAGTCCCAGACAATGAAGATTGGGAAGAGATATCTCTTCTTCCAACCGAGAAATTTTATGATCCACGGGGAATGAAATATCCTAAACACAAAGCCTGGAACTGGAAAAAATAATGTCAGCATTAAGACAAGAAGTAAATCCAAACTATATCGGACCTGATGGTACGCCAGGAATCACAGCGACTAATAGTAATACAAATAAAACCCAAAACTATAAACTATTTTATTTTGGTGATACAAGAACTGCACAGGTATTACCAGTAGATTCAACTGGAGAAATATTAATAGACGCTAAACCAATATACACAAACGGAGTATGGGATACAACTCAATTTGAAGGATTAGATACTAGTACGCAAGAAGTTATTCATGGTAAAGTACAAACAGGAGTAAGGGAACATACCACCAGAACAAATCAAGAAGTCCCACAATGGGCTGATTCGGATCAACAAGGATTTGGAGTTGCAACTACAGATAATCAAATAGCACAGAGTATAGCAGAGAATGAAGCTTCTGGATTCGATCTAGGTTCTTTCGTATGGAACCATCTTGTTCCAGCACCTATAAGGTGGGGTGCTAATATTATTAAGGGTACTGTTCAAACTGCACAAGTAGGATGGCAATTACTAACAGAAGGACCAGCATCTTTTGTTGAGAAATCTGGAATACAAGGTGGAAGTTATGATGTTGAGAACGATTCATTTATGAAAAGGGTCGTAGCATACCCTATGGATATATCACCTCAACAAGACTATATGAAGATTGATTGTTATTCATATCAACCTCCATATGAAGCTTCTATGGAAAGAAGTTTTGGTGATGATGATGGAGAAACTAGTCTTGGATATGGATTATCAAGACAATCACCATATAGAAAGAGATTGGGAGCAGGAATAATATTACCAATGCCCAACATGGTTGCTGATAAAAATGAAACTCAATGGGTTGATGATAATATGTCGACCATGGCAATGGGAGCCTTACAACATGTCAATAAAACATTTACCAGTAAAGCAGGAACTCTATTAGCAGGTGCAATCGGTGGTACTATAACTGGTGATATGATGAGAGGCATCAACACAGCAGATGCTTTTAATAGATTAACTGGTCAAGCAGCAATCTATACAGCTATAGGTACTAAAGAAGCAGGTAGAGGAGAAATAGGTGCTAACTTACTAAGTCAATTAACTGGAAAACTTGGATACGATATAACACCAGAAACAATATTAAGTAGAGCTGGTGGTGTTGTTGCCAACTCTAATACTGAACTTATGTTCTCTGGAGTAAAATTAAGATCATTTGGTTTTAATTGGAGAATGACTCCAAGAGACGAAATGGAAGCTCATAATATAAGAATGATTATTCGTGCATTTAAACAATGGTCTGCTCCTAGAAAACTAGTAAAACTAAATTCAGGAGAACAAGCTGGAGATACCATAGGTAAAGCTGGATCTCCATCATACTTCCTAGGTACTCCAAACGTCTTCAGACTGAGGTATATGACTGGTGGTGGAAGAACTATATTAGGAGCAAATAAGTTTAAACCATGCGCTCTAACTGGTATATCTGTGGTATATACACCAGACAATACATGGAATGCCTATGATGGTGGGCAACCAATATCTGTAACTATGGATCTGCAATTTGCAGAACTAGAACCAATATATAATACTGATTATCAAGACAACGTTCAAGAAGGTAGAGCATTTGACCCTAGTGATCCAAACTCCCTTGGAGATTTAATGCCAATAAGCATTGTAAAACAAGACGTTCCATCAAGTTCAGACGTAGGTTACTAAAATGGCTAGAGGATACTTTTCACACTTACCAAATATAAACTACGTCTCTAGAACGACTGATAGAAGTTCTAATGATGAATTTATTCAGGTAAAGAATTTATTTAAGAGAGGCAGACTTCGTTCTGACTTAAGTTCAGTATTTACTGCATTTAATGATTATGTTATTGGTGAAGATCTTAGACCATCACAAGTTGCAAATGAACTCTATGGAGATCCTAGACTTGATTGGGTTGTTCTAACTTGTAATAATATAATTAATATCAGAGATGAATGGCCATTAGGAAGTAATGACTTTAGAAATTTTCTAATGGAGAAGTATGGTAATGATGAGAAATTAAACGACGTACATCACTATGAAACTCTCTATATGGTAGATAACTATTCAAGAATAGTAATACCATCTGGATTAACAGTAGATTCAAACTTTGACTTTAATTTCATTGCATATAATGCTGAGTACCAACAAGAATTAAGTTATAGTAGTGGTGTGGCAAATACAAATGTACCTACTGCAACATCTGTAGATTCAGTGGGAACTGCAAGGGATTCTTCTGGAAATGTTATTAGAAACAATAATGTTAAAAAAGTAACAAATTTGGATTATGAGACTGACCTTAATAATTCTAAGAGGAGAATTAAAGTTCTTAAGAGAGATTACTTAGATGTTGTATATAATGATATGAAGAGAATATTCAAATATAAACAGTCCAGTCAATTCAAAACAACTTACTTAAAACAGGCTCACAATCCAAGACTTAGCGGATCATAAAAAAAGGAGCCCCCATCGGGGCCCCAATATTCTGGTTCTCTAGGGTCGATCCTAGGATCCCACCAAAAGAAACCAAGCTGGTGCAATCTAACATGCATCAGCGGTTTTTTTAGCTCCATTTACTCCTCAGCTAACTGCTGGAAGTATTTAAGCGCATCATCTTCTTCATCTGTATTTGCAGTAGCAGCAACAGGAACTTTACTTAGTTCATCGTCTGTTGCAACAGGAGCAGCCTCTTCACGAGTATTGTCCTCTTCTTCTACAAATGGCACTACTCTCTGTTTAGCACCAAGAACTGTATCAAGACGCTTCTTAAGAGCCTCGTAGTCCTTGAACTGATCAGGAGCAACGAATTCACTTAGGTCATTAACCTTATCATAAATTCCTTCAAGTGCCTTATCATCATCTAGTAGTGCTTCTACCTTACCAAACTCTGAACTATCATAGTTCCAGAACCCTGCAACCTGTTTGATCTTCAACTTGAAGTTTGCACCTTTCCAGAAATCAAATGGATTGATTGGATCCTCATCCTCAAATTCTGGTTGCATTGCAGCAGTAATCTTATCAAAGATCTTCTTACCAAACTTGTAAATGAAAACTTTACCTTCATTCTCAGGATTGGAAGCATCCTTAACAACATATACATTTGCATAGTAAGAAAGCTTACGCTTCTGCTTACGTGCAATATCCTTATCTGATTCACGACCACTGTTCCAGAGACTACGATTTAGTTCTCCAACAGGATCATCTTTACCTACTGTGGTTAAAGAGTTCTCAATATACCAACCGCCTGGTCCTTGGAAGGCATGACTCCAAACCTGAACCCAAGGAAGATCCATGTTAGCATGTTGAGGAAGGAATCTAACAACGGCATAACCGTTACCTGCCTTATCTACAGCTGGTTTCCACAGACGTTCATCAGTATTATTACCCTTCTCGTTGAGTTTCTCAACTTTCTTCATCAATCTCTCTGTGAGAGACCCAGAGCGGGACTGTTTTTTTAAGTCAGCAAATGACATTTAATATTCTCCGTATTTTGGTATTTGGATTGTATTGTCCGTATTATTATAATCGTATTAGTTAGAATTGTCAATCCTCTTGTGTGGGGATCTGACCTTCTAATCGTTCTAGTGTTTGGGACAAATGATCGAAGAAAGCATCAACATTCTGGCCTGGTTGGAGGCCTAGAAACTTAGCAGATTCAAGAGCTTGCTCTCTCATCTTCTGAGCATCAGGATCATCTTTTTCAAGTGATAATCTAAACATGAAGTTCTTTTGTTTTTCAACAAGTTTCTTCATCAACTCAAGATGACTCCTAGTAAATGGCGAATAAGGATTGAATCCCTTCTTTGCCATAACATCCATCAAGTCTTCTTGTAATGTCTGTATTTCGGCCATTGAGGCTCTAACAACAGGCGATTTAAAGAATTCACTCATGGTTAAACCTAGCTTTCAACTATAGGTATTTATAAGGGTTTAGCGTTATTTTTGACCCACATAGGGACGTAAATTCCGAAAAGGGCAGCACTCCAAAAGGCAGTAAAGACAACCAAATGAGCAACCCTATGTGGTGAAAATATAAACCCAAGAACTACCACAATTACCCATAAGTAATCTAGCAATCCATGAAAATACTGCCACCCTTCACCAAATCTTTCGATCAACTTATCTCTTTGTTCTGCAAAGAATGGTGATACGTGTCTCATCATAACGAACCCCTCATTGAGGAACATTATTATAAACCCAATCCAAAAAATCATATTGGTAATTTAGATCTAGAAGTCCTTTTAAGATAGTTCAGTTCCGTAGCTTGTGCCTTAAGTTTCTCCTTAAGGGGTTTGGTAATTAATTTACCTACTGACTCAAATTCTATATTATTATCTTCACAATAACTAATTATTGCTTCAATATAATTTAGTTTAGATTGTTGTACAAGTGATTCTATGTCACTAGTAAACTTATTCTGACAAAGGAATTTCTCTTTGAGCAGTACATCAACGTCTTTCTCCATATTCCCCGAGCTTACTTGTGACAAATTCTTCGACATATTTTGTAAGAAGTTTAATATAGTCACGTTTGTTCGACTTTTCATAGACTTTCACATCGCCATTTTCAGCGACCATTATAGTTACAATTTTATCAACTACAGTGCCTGTCATCTCATAATACATGCAAGCATAAGCGGTTTCTTGTACGAAGTACTGTTGAATCCACTTCTCTGGTTTGATTTTTTTAGAAGTCTTGAAATCAATGATGGCTAATCCGCCATCATACTCTGCAATGCAGTCGACCCTACCAGCAATACCAAAGTACTCACTATATAGTGGTTTCTCTAGAGCGTGAATATTGTTTATTTTATCTAAGGAATCCTTAGCTGCAAGAAACAATGCTTTGGTCGATGGCAATACATCGTCTAAGGTATCTATGTCCTGATTTAAGAGGTATTTTTCAACCAACTCATGGAATCTAGTTCCTCTGTCCGTAGATACTTTAGTGATCTTATTCGCTTCTTCTTCACCAACTTTCTTACGCCAATTCACAAAAATTTGACGATTATAGAAACTTGTTATTGAAGTTATTGATGGAGCTTTCTTCCCACTGGGAAGGGTATAATACCTCACTCCATCAATCTGATTGGCTTCTAACTCAAAATCACCGAGTTTATTTAAATGAACAAACGTCATAAAGAAAGAGCGAGTTTAGTAACCAAGTAGTTTCTTACTAAACCAGATCGAACAATATCATCAAGACCAAATTCAACAACACCAAAATCATCTTCCATGATTTCAATGATACGTTTAAAGTCTAATATGCCATTCTTCTCATTGGATTTTGTAAGATCCGTTTGAGTAGAGTCACCGCAAAATACTATTTTACAATTATCTCCTACTCTTGTTATTATACTATCTAACTCGTGAAAGTTCAAGTTTTGCATCTCATCAACTAAGACAATGCAATTATCAAGTGTTGTTCCTCTAATAAATGAAGTACTCCAGAAGGAAATAGTCTCCTGTGTTTTAAGATTCCCATAGAGCATCTCAAAGTCTGCATCTGTAGGCATCTCAAACATGTACTTCACCATGTTTTTGTAAGGTATCTGATAAAGTGAGGACTTGTCTTCATGATCGCCAGGAAGAAAGCCAATTTCACGGGTACTAACAAGAGACCTAACAATATAAATTTTTTCATAAGGAGTAGTTTCATTTAGAACGTCCTTAAGAGCTAGATATAGACTGATAAATGTCTTACCAGTTCCAGCAGCTCCATATGCAAAAAGATTCTTACCTTTGGCATAATGATCAAATAAAATCTTCTGATTATCAGTAATTGGTTCTACAGGAACCAACATACCATCATTAATAGGTTTCTTGCGACGCATTTGTTTCGCAGTCATCCCCACTCCAATAGGATCAGAGTTACTTGATGCTCTTTTCCTTCTTGCCATACTATCCGTTCCTCGTATTGATACCACGACCTGCAAGTCTTCCTTGAATACCAGCAGACTTCTCTGCTTTCTTCAAGACCTCAGACCAGCCAGGATTCTTATTATGAAGTTTATCTCTCCACTCACCAACTTCTCCAACGCCTGGACATGTACTAGGATCAGAGAAATCACGAATCCAAAGGGGATTGTCTTCCTTCCACTTATCCCAATCATGGATACTCATAATAACTTCTTTTGTCTCCCCAGTTTCCGTATTTTTCACAGGATAGGTAGCCATTAATCTTGTTCCTCTTCAGTGGTAATCCATTCCAAAGCTTCCGACACTATTGGGAATGTTTCAACAAAAACATCTCTACATGCTTCTGCAATCTGCATATGTTCCTTCTGTGTTCCATGTGCAGAACGTAAATTTATATAGTGTATCCAAGAACGACAAGATCCAGTCATATAGATCTTAGTAGGAGTGCAGAGTGGTAATACCATTCTAGCACATTCTTTAGCAACACCCAATTCCAACATCTGCTGATACAGATTAGTTGCAGAACTAAACAGAGTATTCATCTGTCTATTTAATTTCTCTATATCGTCAGGATCCAAATCGTCTGTCGAGTTTTGACGATTCTTTAAATCCTGTCTCCTGAGTTCTGGTAGTTCAATCTCCTTTAACTCACTTGTACTAGCATATCTCTGAGAGAATTCTTGGAAAGTAAATGACCTGTGACGTAATATCTGTGCAGCAATAGCACGAGTAGTCTCAATCTCTAATGTCATAGAGGACTGTTCAAAAACTGACCAATGATTATGCTTGATACAATATCTGAGCAAACCAGCAAACTTATCGTTATCCTGATTAGACGGATTAGAAACTCGGGCAATATAAGCCATCAGTTTTTCCGCATCAGGGGTAACTGATACTAAAGATACATTTTTCGCCATACAATTAGTCGGTGTATCCGTCGTCGTCTTCACTGTTTCCATAATGTGGTCCTTTTAAATGATCAGTAATCTTAGTGGTGTATGCATCTATATCAGAATAGACTTCCGATTCTAACACATTTACCAGAGATTTCAAGTTTTTAACAACGGCTTTAAGTTTTTCCTTTTCCATATTATATGAAGTAGTTAAAGTTAATTAACACCCTTTTCAAGGTATCAGTAGAGGTTACTCCTCTATGCTTAGAATTTGAATTAAAAACAAGCATACGGTTTTCAACACTCTCTATTTTAGTGCCATCCTCAAATTCAGTATATCCATTATTACTATTAATATAGTAAATGGAAGTTATACAATCGTCAACATCACTGTGAAAGGAATGTTCATCATGAACAGGTGTTTTCATATTTAGATTAGCTTTACTCCTAACAAATGAAACTGGTTCCAGTTTATCAAATATAGGTTGTAACTTCATCCAATATGGACTCTGTGGTTGAAAATCAGAATATAAAGGATGAACAAATTGAATCTTTCCATCACCAGGCATTACTACACCATCGTAACAATGCCAAAATATCTCCATACCCATAAAGGCATCGTAGATTGGTCGGAATTGTTCTTCTGACAGAAAATTATCAATTAGTTCATACTTCATCTTCGATTTCACCCGCCTCTTTCAATAGACCAGATACCAAGGTTTCGGTCTCATCCATTGTTTTCACGGCAAATATCGAGGACTTCATATATTTCTTAATCTTCTTATACTTCTTCATTACCTTCTTATATTCTTCGGCATTGATATCGACCTTACCTTGTTGGCCAACATGATCTTGTCTTACTTCATCCATTAATCCCACCTCGTAACTGTAAGTTCTATGGAATTATCATCCATCTCCCATTCTTCTGCAATTTGGAATCCTTCCTCTTTAACAGCTGCATGTAATATAGTCCTTGCATATTGTTGTGACAATTTATCAAGGAACCTTTCAACAGGAATAGGTTGATTCCATGTCTGAAGATCTGTTACTAACTCATATGTCTCTGTTGTTGGATTCAACCTAAATCCAATATCCTTTCCAGCTGAAACATGAACAGTCAATTCTTCATGCTGGTGATTGGCTGGATTTACCATAGTCTTATCAACTTCAACCTCATAATTGAGTACTTGAAGAGCTTCCAACAGGGCATCCTTATCTTTAATTTTAGTCCTGATGGTGCTTAAGTGTGACATTTTCTTCTGTAGTAGCTTTTTGATAATACTGTGGTTGATGTTGTCTGAAAGAAACATCTCCTAGTTTATTTTCGATATTCTTAGTGAGTTCTTCACATTCTGCACCGAAAACTCCTTCGACCCTTTCTTCAACAATACCATCCTGACGGATACGATATACAATAGTTTTTTGTCCCATTATTTCTCCTCACCATCTTTTGGTTTTCTTTTTCTAGTCTTCCTCTCAGGTGCTTTAGGTTCAGACTTCTTGATCATATTCTCTCTCCACAATTTGGGATTGACCTGACCATCAGACTGTTTCCATGCTACGACATTCTTGTACTTATCATAGTAATAGTCAAACATCTCAACTGTACTATCGCCTAAAGCAATATCGTAACAAGTTTTTTCCTCATTACGATATTCGACAAGATATGCTGTATAGGGAAGTTTCTTATCCTGTGCTAATTTAGGATCACAGTTTTCGTGAATTATCTTCAACTTCTGTTCCCCCAAGTAATCTCTGGAAAAGCTTCTGAAACTAGTTCTTTAGTAATACCAAACTTTGAACCCAGTTGTTTATCCTTAACCAATATAAGAATCTCTGCTTCTTCTTGATGAAGAGTTTCAAGTAAATTAATAAACATACTTTCTCTCTTTATCTTATTCAAAGCATCATCACCACCTTTGACAAAACGATAGAATTGTCTTCCACCATTACGAATAGTAGTTCTCTGAGGCATTCCCTTTTCTGGATCTGCCTGTTGATCACCATCAACTGGTTGGTAAGGAACAGGTCCATCAGGAAGCATGGATATGACACTTTCGTCAAAATTCCAAATGAAAAGCATCTTCATGCCATCATTGTTACAATGAGTCTTAATTAGATCTACCTTTTTAGTATGAACCTTTTCAGAATCAACTGCTTCTAGAATCTCATGAACCAAGGGGTTGGGTGGCAGTTCCCGTTTTTTAACTGCCACTGTTCTTGGTTTTCGTGTAGCTGTGGGCTTCTTTGTAGTAGCCCTTTTACGAGTCGCTGTAGTTTTACTCCTCTTCGTCGGTGTCTTCTTCGCTGTCGTCATAGTTGTTTTCAAATCGAAGTGCTAAAATCTCATCTGGGATCAAATTACCATGTTCATCAAACATTTCTGGATGTGCATATGCAACCTGCTCGTATTGATGAGGATAGAGTAATTTATTTTGTTGTGCTAACCAGCCTATTATACCACCAATCATCAGAAATGTCACGCACAATAAAGTCATTATAACAAGTGCTGTAGCTTCCATAGCTCCTCTCCGTGGTTATGTCTTCTTTTTAATGTCTAGAGAAAGATTGACTTCCCTGTTCAGGACTTCAAATCTTAACTCAAAAGTCTTTTTGGGTTCTGGTTTTTTAGGTTCTCCTTTTAGTAAAAGTTCAACGCCCTTATTTATGTCGATGTCTCCAAGTGCCATATCAAATGACCCTATGTTCTTTTAAATAATTAATAGTCTTTTTACAATCTCCAATATATTCACCGTCCAATTCTACTTGGGGGAACATATTTTTATTGGGAAATTTAGTTTCAAAATCTTCTTCAGTGTAATCCACACCAAGAAGTTTATACTCATAATCCTTCCCAATCATATCCATAACCATTATAAGCTTGTTACAGACACCACATCCTTCTTTTCCGTATATTGTAAACATAAATTTAATACTTAACGACTTCTAAAGTGGGCCACTCGTGTTCAAATACTAAAAGTCCTGTAAGGGATTTTTCGTTTATACAGACAGTAAGATATACCGCATGTTTTGTTCCATTTAAAGAACGACTTGAACGATCACCTATAAAAAGAACCCGACCTTCTAGTGCTTTACCGCAACTTAGAGCATCAGGAACTCGTACTATGGAATCTTCACGTACTTTTCGAGTCTTCGTAGAATCTAAGAAAACTGTCTTCGATTCCGATTGTGTCCTTTCTCCCCTGCGATACCCAGAGGTGGCAAAATTCATAGAGGAACCTGACATGATCTAAATCATTGTAATTTTTAAGGGCTAAAAAAGATTCTTGACGTATTTTCATACGTTCATCATTGTACCTCCAGTCAGTCATCTCTCTCCTTTTCCAGATCACCGATGACCTTATCCATTCTATCAAACAGATTGTCTGTTGAGAGTAAATTATCGATATGAGAAATCATACCTCCAATCTCTCTAACAATATAAGGTTTTTCTGCTCTAGCAGCAAAAGCGAGAGTCTCACGAAGTTCCTTTTCAGCAGCTCGTAATCCCTCTTCTACTTGTGTCGATAATGCCATTATTTTGTATTAATAGAATTCCAATCATTTTGGAACAATTCAAGTCCCTTGTCAGTTAAGATGTGATTATACATCTTATCGAAAATTGTAGGAGGCATTGTTACTACATCTGCTCCCACAGAGAAACACTTAGCAACATCAGCTACATTCCTGAGAGATGCTGCAAGAACTTGTGTCCTTGATAGGTGCTCTTTATATAGAGAGGAAATATCATTAACCAATCCTACACCATCAAAAGAGTTATCATCAACCCTACCTACAAATGGTGAAACATATGTGGCATCAGCTTTTGCTGCAAGAACTGCCTGTGCAACTGAAAAACATAGAGTTACATTTACAGTAAAACCATCGGATGCAAGCATCTTACATGCCTTCAATCCTTCAGTTGTCAATGGAACCTTAATAGTAACATTCTTAAGATCTTTAAATGCCTGTGCCTGTTCCATCATCTCTGGAGCATTATCTGCAACTACCTCAGCAGAAATGGACTCGAAATAAGGAAACTCTCCAGAGATCTTCTTAATCGTCTCTACTGGGTCTCCGCCACTTTTAAGTATAAGTGATGGGTTTGTTGTCACACCGTCTATAAGACCTGTCTGAACCCTTTCATTAATCAGGTCAAAGTCGGCAGTATCAAGGAAGATTTTCATCGTTTTTATTCTTAATTTTTTTGTTTGCACGCTTTATCATCTTAGCGTATCTAACCTCAGAATCATTGTACCATTCTGGGTGTTTTTTTGCAATCTTAATTAACCTTTTTGCGGTTTTCCTCAAATCCTTTCTCTCTGACTCATTTACCATTAAATTGTTCCTTCGTATTCCTCAAGTGTGCTTTTATATTTAGCGTTTCACTTAAGTAGAAATACGTACGATCAACATCAGGCATTGAAGATCTGAGTTTCTGAACTACTAGGAGTTGCCTCTCTAATAGGGTCATTTCATGCCCCGAACATGTTCAATGATTTCTTCCCTGATCTGCATCAGTTCATGAAAACACTTTTGATTATGAGCACATCCTCTAAGTTGATGATCTGCTTTATAGAGGGATTCTAAGAATAGAGATTTTGCACGATCTCTTTTCTCTTCAAATGACTCGTTATCATCTAGGGATAATCTATCGTTCATATTAAGTATCGTATTTGTCTGTACCAGTTACCATCTTGACCTTTTCGATTTCAAGCCACTGCTTTTCCATCTCACCAGCAACATACATTACTTTCTGATCAAGAATATCTCTCTGTTCCAGTATGTATGCAATAGTATCTGATAGGGTTTGTCTATTACCATCACTATCCTTAAGATAGATTGAATAAGTATTACGAAACTTCTTAACTAGATGTATTCTCAATACTGCATATAGTATCAAGTTACTAATTAGAATCAATAAAAAAGTCATCTATATCTAGCCGAAACTGTCATCTCCCTAACAAAATCCTGAAAATAACTATTCAGTAATTGTAAGAATGATTTACCTGCATTGCCTTGTATCTCATCAAACATAAACATGTTCAAACGAAATGCATAGTTTGCCTCAGTAACAATAGCATTTGCCTGTGATTCATCAATAGGCAAAGCATCTAAGGTTGCACGATATTTTGTTTTAAATGCTTTCTTATCAGAAATGGTTGGGAATTCATAGAAATCCAATCCACCATCACCAACTTGAATATTCAAAGCTCTTTCTGCAATTCCCTTAAGAATCTGTCCTCCAGATAGATCACCAAGATATCGAGTATAATGGTGTCCTACAAGAAGGTATGGATCTTTATGAGCTACTTCTCTAATACGATCAACATACTTCTGTGTTTCTATAGTCGGACGTATCTTATCTTGCCAAGTCTCGCCCCAGTAATACTTACAGTCTTCTGCAAGTGCATCATGACGTTTCAGATCGTCAAATGCAATCTGTCCTATTACTTGGTCTTCTTCTTTTAATCTATCTACTTCAGATTCTAAAGCATGATATATGAAATAGAAGTTAGCAATTAATTGACCGTAACTATCCTTATCAACACAACCTTTAAGAAAACCCTTAACAAATTTAGTGTTTTCGGCCGCTGTATGTGAAGTTTTAGTACCCTCTTTTAATTGTTTTGCAAAATCAACTACTGCCATATCCTTAAGGAGTAATATTATTATTGTACATCAGAATCTTCTTCTTGTAAAGAGGGAAAAAATGCATATTCATTATCCCATCTCAATCCTGAATTGTTTAATACATGTTTAACAGGTTTGTCACCCTTCCACCCATCCAAGGTACTAAGGATGTCTGTCATCTTCTGTAATTCTTCTGTGTTTTCATCCTCAGATGAATAACCCAATGCTTTTCTTAAATGTTTTTGTGCTTCATCAAGATGAAACTTAGTTACTGTGTTCATTTTCCTCCAAATAATCTACAAATAGGATACCATCTAAATGATCAATCTCATGTTGAACAACCCTTGCAGGTAAATCAGTAAGTTTCCATGCTTTATACTTTCCTGATTTATCTTGAAATTTAACTTTGATCTCTTTGGGTCTTGAAACTTCTCCATGTTCATCAGGAACACTTAAACAAGCTTCATCAAATAGACACTCCTCCTTACTCTTCCAAGTTATCCTTGGATTTATCATCATATAGGCTTTTCCGTCCTCGTCAATAGTAATAACACGTTTGTTAATACCTATCTGTGGTGCGGCTAAACCAATGCCCTCATATTTATACATTGCATCGGACATTTTATCATATAATTCCTCGATAGTATCGTCTATTACATCGATCTCAGTAGATACTACTCTAAGGACATCATCTCCTATTGTTCTAATCATTTTCTTCCTATTACTATATCCCCATCATCATCTTCTTCTTCATCTTCCCAAGGATCTTCTACCTGACCACTATCCATACGATCCTGTAAGGACTTATATAATGGGTCTTGGGGTTCAGGTTGTTTATTAAAATTAACTACTAAAAGTTCATCACCAGTCTTAACTTCTGCCATTTCTGGATGCATTGGTCTTTGAACAGTCCTCTTCTTTTCCTCTATAATTGGTTTAGATAAATCAGCTGCAGCAGACCATCCTTGTGATATTAGTCTAACAGCATAGAACAATAAAACAAACCAAGTAATTATAAAAAATATTGCCATTAATCGTCTCCACTCCTAAGTTCTACATTCAAAAGATAAAACCAAACAACACCCAACACTATAATAAGAAACAATCGTATTGATTCCCATGAAGTGTCAATCATGACTATGTTTTATGGATGCTTTCCTACCTTCATGTCCATGAGCAATTCCTAGTTCATGCATCTTAGCATGTTCATCGATCTCATCCCTAAGTCCTTCCTTACCTGCACCAAAGGTCATGTATATACCATAACCCAATAATCCAATAACAATCGCTCCTATGAAAATTGGAATAGCAAGACCTGGCTCAATCAAAGGTTGTTTCTCCCATGTTCCAGGCAATGTATAAACTGATGGTTTTGCTAGAAAAATCATATTCTTGGTATGTATCCTTTTGCTTGATTTACTAATGGCATGATTTCATTTTCAACTTTATCAGCAACCTTATCAATGATACTTATGTCAATATCCATGAAAGGTGGGATGATACCTAACAATCTTAAAGTTCCGTCGAGAAAGAGAGCTAAGCAAGTAAATCCCAAAATCATACTAATTATTGTTGCATCTCTATTATGCTTACGCATCGATGCTTCATCTATTGCTTTTGCTTCAGCAAGAGCAGCAGAAATCATACCATCAACTTCATCTTTGGTATAGAAGTCTCCTATAAATGGTATGTCATGTCTATCTGGGCTCATAATCTATATTTAGTTAGATTACTCAATATCTATGAGGAATCTTATCATAGGCTTGAGTTTCATCATCATCTTCGGACTGATCAACTAAACCTTCTTTTTTAAGTCTATTATAGTTGTAACAACTTCCAGTAGGACTCAACTTAATCTTTGGTAGTCCTGCCTGTTCTTGAACTTCATCCAAGAACATCTGAGCTTTTTCGTCTTCCGTCATAGGTTAAAACGAGAATTGGGGTCATATTTAATTATAACCCATGCAGAATAGACTGCAAGAGCAGCAGGTATTATTAGAAAAGGCATGATCCTGTTAATTACGGCTCGATTATACCTTCCTTTGACTGTTCTGTCAAGGGAAGTCCTAAAGTCTTATACTCTAGTAGTGTTTTTAAAAAAAGATTCTCCTCTTTCAACCGTTCATTTTCTTTTTCTAAAAACTCACAGTGTTCTTGGTAAATGATAATACTCATATGAATTGAAAAACCCCGATTTTTGGTCGGGGTTCTATTTTTAAACAGACGGGTTTACTATTAAGTTTTTATCGTAAGATATCGCTACACACTCTTCGACACGATTGGTTTGCATTGTCATCACAATCTATGAGACAGTCAAAATATTCATCCATACGTTGATCGGAATCACTAAAAGTTAATGAGTCCAGACTATCTTCGTGGTGTATCCATTCTGCCATTTGATTATGTGACATTAGGTTACGCATACTGGGGCCCTCCATAAAGAACAATTGAAACCATAATTTAGATGAGTTTTCAGTGCATCTTGTTTCCTTCGATTCTACCACTATTTAGTCAGGATATCCTCAAATTTAGCGATATCTAAACAATTCTTAAAGGCGTAATTTTACTTAGGTAGTATAACCTGCTCCTACCTTAGCTGGTGGTTCTAAATTAACCGTACCATGAAGTGGTTGATGAGCATGTTCAAGTAAATGTTCTACTTTACGACTAAGATCGTCTAGTTTAGCAAGAACTTCCGAAAGATCGACAGTTGCGGTTGGAACTGGATATGTAGTACCTGTATTCATAGTATCTACATTAAAATCAACAGTAGCTGCATAATCATCAATGGATATATTGTGAATAGTAGCATCATAGGAAGCAGTACTTCCAGCACCAATATGTTCGGTGCCATCATAGTTATATGAAGTTGTCATAGTTTTTCTTATTTTGTTGGTCTAGTAATTCTATCGTCAGCTTTTGGGTCATATGCTCCTTTAACAACTGATTTACTCGTAGGACGAGAAATCCTGTCATCTTTTGATGAGTCATATTCGGTAGCTGGTTTAGGGGTATCAGCCATTATTTGTTCCTTGTATTATATCATATTTATTAGTAATCGTCACCTTCTTCTAAACTTTGAATAAATTCTTTATTTTGTCTGCAAATACCATGAACATCAATCTCTTGATGTAAATGAGCAGAAGTATGAAGACCTTCTATCAATAAGAGAACTGATAGTAACATGACTGGTAACATCCACAATGGATGTCCCATCACTTCATCTGTTTTCATCTGAGAATAGCAGTCTTTTTATATATTATAACACAAAAAAAGAGACCCTAGGGTCTCTTTAGTGTCTTGAGTGCAAGCGAATCTAGCTCTTAGATGCGAACTTATGTTCGTGTCTGATACCACGATACATTAGATCGTGATTTCTTAATTGAGCTGCTTCATCGAGTACCTTTTTGTTGTACTCTGCGGTGTCATACTCGACACCTCTGTATGTGACTTTTGCCATTGGATTAACTCCTAAAGTAGTTGGGTTTTTTAAGTCCGTTCCTTTAGTCGGCTTTTGCGTCCCACTCACAATGAGGTGTTTCTTCTATCACTACGCTGATCATCTCAGCTCGTGTCTCTTCATCTATCTTAAACTCATCCATCTTATCTAAAAGAGTCTGAGCTTCGATACAAGTAAAGGCGGTTGCAATAACTGCTAGATGAAACATGGGATGAACGATTCCGTTCCGAGTCGGCTTACTTGCGACCTGAATGTATCAGGTTGAACGATATGTGTTAATAATAACACACTTTTATTATATATGCAAGTAATGGTGTTCGTTTTGATACAGTTTAAGAATTTTTTAATCTTTTGTATATGAAGTTGTTGCGAGTCAGGATTACCCCAGCTCTATCCTCATACTCTTTCTTCTTATTCTGTTGTTGCCACTTTAATATGCGTTGTTCTTTATATGGATCGTAGAAATCCTGTTTCCGATACCATTCTTGCCAAGGTTCATGGGATTTATCACTATTGCATAAAAAACAGGCACACACGAGATTGGTATTCTCGTTAGTACCCCCAGAATATCTTGGTATTAAATGGTCGAGAGTTAAATTCTCTCTTGATCCACAATAAGCGCATTTGTGATTAAATTCTTCCTTAATGGATAATTTCCATATTTTCTTAGCTTCAGCAGGTGAACATGTGTGAAGATTAAACAAATAATCGTCAGGGGAACTAAAAACTTGCAAAAGGCAAATCTAGCAACTATAAAATTATATATCCTTTTGTCTTAGTGTATCACCATATACCAAAACATCTAAATCACTCTTATAAAAAGTCTCTAAACTATCAATAACCCTGCCTGCAATTGGTTTTCCATTTACGTTTAAAGAAGTATTCAAAAGTACGGGTAACCCAGTAAGCTTCTCAAATTTAAGAATTAATTCATAATAATACTCCTGTTCTTTAGATACTGTATTAATTCTACATGTTCCATCATTATGAGTAATTGCAGGGTATTTCTCTGGTTCCAATACATCTGTAACATATAACATATGAGGAGAAGGTCCATTCCAATAAAAATGTTGAGATACCTTATCCTCTAATACAGAAGCACCAAATGGCCTATATGGTTCCCTCTTCTTAACTTTACCATTAATCCATTCCTTTCCTTCTGGTTCATCAGGTCTCATCAATATACTCCTATTACCTAATGCTCTAGGACCCACTTCTCCATGTCCCTGATGCCATCCAACTATCTTTCCTTGTGCTAATAGTTCAGCTGTATCTTTAATAGTCTTATCGGATGGTGGTGGTACTGTTTCATCATCTTGCCAAAAAGGAAATCCACTTCTGTCAAATGGATCCAAATTATATCTCTTTCTTAAATATTCAATAACACCTAAACTCAATCCCTGATCATTGGCATGTGGTGGTATAACAAGATTAGGGAATCTATCTTTTAGTACCTTATTAATAATAGTATTCTGTGCAATACCACCAGAATAACCTATAACATCACCATCCTGAGCAAATTCTTGAAAATGTTTTAAGAATAACTGCTCTGTTTTCTCATGAGCAGTTGCAATAAAACCTAAAGTATAATTTTGATCATGTACAGATCTTTCAAGTATATTAAAATCCCATAGATCATTTAATTTATCAATATTATCAACATCTGGAACATCTGGACAATCAGTAGGACCAAATGCTTTCAAAGCCATTATTTTACCTGCCTGATCCAAATAATGACCTTGCATATCAAGCAAAGCACCCAATCTGGTCATTATAAACCCCAAACTTGGGGAATAATGCATCATTTGACCATTTGACTTAGAACTGTCAATTAGCTTTCCATCTCTCCAAACACTTCTATACATCCAATCATCACCAAACCCATCAAACACAAAATGGAGATTTGGTTCAATTCCCAAAGGCCAAAAACTTAGAGAATGAGCGTAATGATGGTCAATTCTATGAATTGGACAATTAAACCCCAAATCACGAAAAGGGGCAATTTCCACATCTTCTTCAATTTTCTCTGGTTCGCAATATACCTCATTATGGGCATGAGTGTCCATAACGATACCTACAGCACCAACGTCCTGTGGTGTAATATCCCATTCTTGCAATATACGTGTCCAACCATAAAGACCTTCAAAGCCAAAGTGTTTGACTTGAAAGTCCCTTTCAAATGATTTGTATTTTATTCGATCACCATCAAAATATGTAATATTTGAGTCGTGAGCACATAAACGAAGTGCCAATAATTTCATAACGACCTTGTGGCTTAAAAAATAGCCTGAGTTTTTTTCCGAGCTTTTTTGGAATTAAAAGCTGATTTTACATGCCAGGACCAGCAAAGTCTGGAGTACCTCCCATACCTGGCATTCCACCCATGCCTGGGCCCATACCTTGACCGCCTGGGAATTGTCCTCCCATACCTGGCCCCATACCCTGTTGAGGTTGTTGCATGTGACCACCTTGATATTGTCCAGATCCTGAAGTAGATCCTCCTTGGCCACCAATGGAATGCTCTGATCTATGAAGTTCTAACAAATCAGAAACTTCTTTAAGTTCCTTTCTCATTCTTTTAACTTCAATAAGGAGTAAATCAATTTTTTCTTCCATTTTAACGTCCTTCTCGTGATTTGTTTCTAATAGTTATATGATTATCTTCAATAGTAAATTCAAGATAATCTCTATGATCCCAATCCAGTTCCTCATAAAGAGCATCTAGTTTTTTCATATCATCCCACAAATCAGTGGGAGTAGGCTCCCCCCAGAATGGATTTTCTTCGGGTTCCATACTATCTCTTTTTAAAGTAATGTTCTATAACTTCTAATTGATCATGATATCGTGCGATCTTGTCAAGTTCAACTTGAATCGCTTCAGTTATATCTGAGTGTTCTCCAATACCCATTGGATGCTCAAGATATACTTCTACATTTGCTTGGTGTTTTGCGATCTCACCTTTGGCATGTGCTTGGACTGCTCTCAGTAATTGATCTCTCATGTGTAACATATTTAAACAAGATTTTGTTCTTGAAGGTATTTAACAGTATCAGAACACCCACCGATGTTAGTTACGTCACAAACAACTTGTGGGAAAGTAGAATCATCACCAAACTGACCATAAAAGGCCTCACTAGTGAAATCTCTATCTAATTCGTACCGTACATACTTCAACTCAGCCAATTGTAACACAGAAACTACCTTTTCGCAATAAGGACAGCCTTCCTTAGAATATACGGTAAAATTCATAGAAGGATAGCTCCAATTATGAATCCCTTACCAAAAGCGAGACATAACATCTGATAATCAGTTAGATTAAATTTATCTTGTATCCTCCTTGCCCATTTCTTATCCCACTCCTTGAGATTATGAAATGTTTCTTTAATATTTAAATTCCACATAATTGTAGTAGAAAAAAACTATTTAGCCTTGCCATATCATATCAGGCATAGATGCAGGTTGTTGTCTGCCAATTGTCAGCATAAGAATAAAATACCCAACAAACCAGATGATATTAAACAACCATGCTTGTCTCCAGAGATACTTTCTTACACCCATAGCAACAAAAACATTCTTCACATCTTTAGGATTATCTTCATCCCCTCTTGCTCTTAAAATCTGTTCTATAATGACTGCAACAATTGTACCTACCACTAAAGGATAAAATACAAAATTTGCAAATGACATTATTGCTATTAAGAAATTCATGCGAATTGTCGTAATTGTTGTAGTATATATTGGTATGCTTCCACTATATCACCTTGATCTTTTCTAAAAAGATCCTTATCGAATCTCTCTTTCGTACCCTTCTTCCAGAGTCGCATGTTGTCAGGTGATAATTCATCAGCCAAGAATAAATCGCCGTGAGCATCGTAACCAAACTCCAATTTAAAATCTACAAGGTCTATACCCATGAGAGTGAATAACATTTGAAGATGTGTATTTACTTCAATTGCTACCTCTTTCATGGGTTCAGGATCAATACCCATCAATCTAACACGGTCATGTGTAAGTAATGGATCATCTTTCTCATCATCCTTTAAGAAGTATTCTACTATAGGTGGTGAGATATTGATTCCTTCAGTGATGGTAGTGTTTTTAACTATGCTACCAGCAGCAATGTTCCTTACTATAACTTCTACTGGTATGATTGTCAATTTTTTACAAAGTAATGTATCCAAAGAAGGACAATCAATATAATGTGTCTTAATTCCTCTCCTCTCCATCAACTCAAAGAGTAATGCAGATATAAGACAACAAGTCTTACCCTTACCTTCAGGAAAATCTACTCTCCTACCATTACCTGCTGTTACTTTATCATGAAAATGTATATAAACCTTATCAGATTCATCTGCAATCTGATAAACAGACTTTACCTTACCTTCAAGTAATAAGGTATCATGTGCTTCAGTCTGAGGCACTTTTGTATAAAAAATCTTAGGTTGTTCTGTACTACCAGTATCTCCAGACATAAAGTGTTTCTCTCTTTTGTTATTATAACATAATGTTATTTTCTAATCAACCTAAAGGTATAGATGTGTTTGCCTGGAGTTTGAATATACTTTGCTTCTCCAATATCCAAAGCATCTTTCAATCTCTGTGCAAAAGGTTTCAACTTACCTTTATACTTAGTTCTAATTGCCTTATCATGATAGGTTCTTCCATCATATTCTATCACTCTACCTTTAGAAGTTAATCCTTCATACTTAAAATTAGTAGCACGATAGATTATACCTGTATGATTATAGTGTGCATCTGCATAGGAAACTATAATCTGATGTTTTGTATATTTTTTCAACCATCTCTGCGTCTTACCTATGAAGTAACTCTCTGTACATTTAGGAGTATTATCAATACAACAAAGTCTCCTTAGTTCTATTACATCACTCTCTTCTTTACCATACTTCTTCCATGTGTTTGCCATTCCTAGAGGGCCATATATCATTGCACCTATAAGATTACCATCACAAAACAAACCAAACACATAAGATATTCTTAACCCATTAATACTCTGTGAATAGTGCCAGTTCTCCACAAAATCCTTGACATCTTTTCGGGTTATTAGTTTGACTTCAAAGTCAGTTACCTTTTTATCCCTATAATCAAGCATAAAAAATGAGGGGTTGCCCCCTCATTATATCAGATTGTATTGATTATATCAACCAATTGAAGGAGCAATCAATGCAACTTCAGATGTCTCAGCAGCAGCAAGATCAAGTGGGAAGTTGTGTGCATTTCTTTCATGCATAACTTCCATACCTGTTAAGAACGTCACCCCATGTAGGAACAACCTTACCTGATGCATCAACAACCGACTGGTTGAAGTTGAATCCATTCAAGTTAAATGCCATCGTGCATATACCCATAGAGGTAAGCCAGATACAAACAACTGGGAATGTAGCAAGGAAGAAGTGCAATGAACGAGAGTTGTTGAATGATGCATACTGGAAGATTAATCTACCGAAGTATCCATGAGCAGCAACAATGTTGTATGTCTCTTCTTCTTGTCCGAACTTGTAACCGTAGTTCTGTGACTCATTGTCAGTAGTTTCTCTGATTAGAGAAGAGGTAACAAGTGATCCATGCATAGCACTGAATAAAGCACCACCAAACATACCTGCAACACCAGCCATATGGAATGGGTGCATTAGGATGTTATGTTCTGCCTGGAACACAAACATGAAGTTAAACGTACCTGATATTCCTAGAGGCATACCATCTGAGAAACTTCCTTGTCCGAAAGGATATACTAAAAATACTGCGAAAGCAGCAGATACAGGAGCTGAGTAAGCAACACAGATCCAAGGTCTCATACCTAAACGATATGATAATTCCCACTGTCTGCCCATATAAGCAGAGATTCCGATAAGGAAGTGGAAAATTACTAACTGATAAGGACCACCGTTATACAACCACTCGTCTAGAGTAGCAGCTTCCCAGATGGGATAGAAGTGCAATCCAATTGCGTTAGAAGATGGAACTACAGCACCAGAAATGATGTTGTTTCCATATAAGAATGAACCTGCAACAGGTTCTCTGATTCCGTCGATATCGACAGGAGGTGCTGCAATGAATGCTATGATGAAGCATGTAGCAGCAGCTAATAGGCAAGGGATCATCAAGACACCGAACCAACCAACATAAATGCGGTTGTCAGTACTTGTAACCCACTCGCAGAACTCAGACCATCCAGATAGGAGGCCTTGCTCTCTTTTTTGTAGAGTTGTCATTAGTCCAACTTTTAGTAGGGCTGCAGGGTAACAGCGAAACTAAGATCCTTCAGAACCCTAGACCTGAAGGTAGGATAAAGACGTATTTTACTTCCCATAGGTCTTGGTTAAACGGGAAGAGTATAATTGATCAGGAAACCCTG